CCCGTCGACCATCAGGTTATCTGCGACGGTCAGAGTACCACCACTATCACTGAGATTTCCCTGCAGGTCACCGGTGCCAACCACAACGATATTCCCACTATCGTCCACAGTGAACACATCAGTGCCATCGCTCTGCTCTACGACAAGTGTATCGTTCGTTTGGGTCGTGTGGCCCTGGACAGTCAGCTGTGTGGCGTCGGCGGCTCCGTCGACCATCAGGTCATCTGCGACGGTCAGAGTACCGCCGCTGTCACCGAGATTCCCCTGGAGGTCCGATGCGCCTACCGCGACGAGGTCCCCACCATTGCTCACGTACCACACTGGCGTTGCACCGTCTCGAACCTCCAGGATGTTTGATACCCCCGCGCTGTCCACCACAAGCGCCGGCGTGGCCGTCGCGATCGCCGTCGGCGCCGCGACCTCACTCCAATTGTTGACTGTCTGGCCGCCGCTGTGAGTGCCTTCTCCTGTTGAGACCCACGTCCCGCCGTTGCTCACGTACCACACTGGCGTTGCACCGTCTCGAACCTCCAGGATATTTGACACACCGGCGCTGTCCACCACGACCGCCGGCGTGGCCGTCGCGATCGCCGTCGGAGCTGCCACTCGGAGCCAATTGCTGTACGTTTGACCACCCGATTGTTCTACCGAGCCACCATTGGTCAACGACCAGACCGGCGTGCCACCGTCCTGGAATTCGACCACCTTGCCGGCACCGTCCTGATTCACCAGCAGCACCGGCGTTGCCGTCTCTCCAGTATCGCTCAAGTGCAGGCTGGACAGGTTGGTAACTCCCATCTCCTGATAATCCGGCGTCAGCAGAAAGATTCCCAAGACCAAAGCCAGAATACCGCCCAACACGAGACCAATCTTGGCTCCCCGGTTCAATTCACTCCAACTCTTCATGTTCGTTACTCCTTTCTTATGCCCACTCAGCTGACGTTGTTCTTGTGCAACGGCCGCCAATCGCTGACCGGTGCACAGTCATACGTCGAACTGAATCGCCAGGTCATCATCCGGACCTTGTAGCGCAACGTGTCGTTGGTGAACATGCTGCCTTGCGTCTCACTGTCAGCCGTAAACAGCTCCGGCACCTTTTTACCCCTCAAGAAAATGAGCCAGATGGCGGGGAATTCGACCGGGTCGGCGAGCAACGCCCAGTTGTTGGTGTCGGTCCAGTTCGGCACCACCACCACCTCGAACTTTTGATGATGGGGGTTGACGTCGTTGTTCGCGCTGCCGGGGATGCACTCCGAGTTCCGGATCTGCAACGCAGCAGTTTCCAGGTCGACCGGCACGAACATGAATTTGGGTTGAATAAGGCTTCTCTGGCCTTTCAGCGTTCCGCCACCGGAATACTGATCGGTCTGCTTCATCATCGCCGTGCGAGCCGCGCCGTACGAGGTAAAACTCAAAGCGGCCGTCAGCAGGTTGGCATGTCCACCGGCAGTGGTGACGGCCGTGGCATTGAACAGCGCACCGGTATCACCCAGGACCGGGCCGGCTGCAGTGTTCGTCGTGAATACTGCGGAGACCAGGCTCGAAATGGTGTTGTACCAGGACATGGACAGGCGCTCGGGGATGCTGCGGACAATGTTGAGCTTATCGCTGAGCAACGTCTCGAGGTGAACGCCCACATAGTTCCCCCGTTTGTGAAAGTCTGCCGTCTCCTCGTCGTCTCGCCAGCTCAACTCGGTGTAGGGCTGTCCAGCCTCTACAACGTCGAGCGTATCGAATCCGTAAACTCGCACCAGCGTCGCCTGGTCGATAGTATCAACCTCCTCCGACCGGACAACCGGCTCCCACCAAAGATGCTTCTTGGCATAGTTGGCTGCCAACATGACATTAAGTGCATTCTTGACAATGCTCGTCATCCCGGACGTGGTCACCGCCTCGGATGCACGCTGGTCGGTGAACGGATCGCCGTCGAGCAGGTTGTAGACCCACTCTGAGATTCGCCGCGTGCTGTAGCGCGGCCGCCCGGCGCGAATCCACCCCTTGTATGCCTCGGCCACGCGCTCCTGGACGTACTCAGCATCGACGTGCTCCAGCGCCCGGAATTCTGTGTTGCCCATCATGAGGCGCATGAACTCGATCTCCGCCACGTCTCGAGGTGCCAGACCCACCTGCACGCTGCCACGAGCCTGGCCGGTGCCGCTCACACGACCAGTTGTGTCCAGCGCGGCCTGGGCCTCCTTGGCGCGTTTGATAAAGTCATTCAACTCGGCCTCCTCAAACACTCGGTTGCCAAATGTGGTCTGGACGAGCGCACTCATCGGCGCCGGCAGTTGAGCAGCATCCAGACGATCTCGCAGCATAAGGCGACATTCCAGCCGCCGCACGGCCTCCATAGCTGATTCTTCTTCCTCGGCTATATCATCGGCAGCTTGCTGCGCAGCGACAGCCGCCGCATCGGCAGCAGCCTGAGCGACAGTCGCCGGAGCGGCCTCGGGCGGCACTTCCTCAACGACTTCAGCAGCGGCAGCAGCAGCAGCCTGCTGCACCTGCTCGACCACCTCCTCAGGCTCCACAGCCGGCGGCTCAGTCTGTTGTTCTTGAGCGTTGTTCGCGTCAAGGGCTTCCGCAACAATCTCGCGAACGAGTTGGACAATCTCTTCACGATCCATGTCGATCTCCTTTCGTTCTGTTGCAGCCGCAATGAGACGGTTAAAGCCCCCACCTGCGGCCGGTTCTGAAACCAAGTCAACGGAGTAAACTTGCCTAAACCCCTCGGTCAGGGGAACAGATTTGCCCTCAAACATCATCTGCCGCCCTACCGGAAGAGTATCAATGCTGAGTCCGATCACGCCCAAGATCTTTTGATCCCAGGCGTTCTTTAACTTTTTGGCTAATCCATCATCCACAACCTTGAAAATTCCACACAGCCTCCTCGTGGCTTCTTCCCACCGGGGCTGGACAATGTTGCCCAACCACTCGCCCTCGACAGAGCGCATCCCCTGACGCTTCTCGAATTCCTCGTCAGTAAGATGATTATCGTAAACCTTGACACCATCCCAAAGCGGCACGCTCTCTTTGAGCGCGTCGCAGGAATAGAATCGACCATTCTTGCTCCGGATATATTCCCGTCCACCGATCGCGACCACATCCCCGGCCGATTTCGCTCCGATGATCGTCACATCCCACGTTCGGCCGGTGAGACCATCTGGCGCCGCCGGCGCGATAGCCACCTCGTGATACTCTGTTTGCCGCTCGAGTGCTACCAGATCGAACTGGACCACATCCTCCCCCAGCGCCAACGCCAGCCGGTCAAACCGCACCTTCTGCGACTTGACTCCATCGACCGGCGCCGGCTGGCCTTTCTCCAAATAGGCCAGTGTTATATGAGGCGTGAAACCATGATCCTTCCTGACCGGAAAGGCGTGGGCCTCGAGCTCGCCGACCAACTCCTGCCGCCAGGCAGGCAGTGCAGGTGCATCGAACGAAGCGTAAAATGCCTCCATGCCGTCCTCGCCAGCATCGAACCGGCCCGTCCCCGAGATCGTTCCCTCGATGAATGGACGCCGGGCCGCCCAGGCCCGTAGAACCGCTTTCAATCGATCTGGGTCACTGATCCCGTCCACATCACCCAGGTAGGCCAGGGTGATGTGCAATGCCTCCGGCTTCTCTCCACCAGGTACAGCCAATTCCTGCGCCACGTCCGGAGGCAGGAAAAATGCCACCATGACGCCGGTGTGTTCCTCGTCCGGACCAACGGCAACGGCTTCCTTCTTGGAACAGATCGAGCCACAAATTTTCTCAGCCTGTTCCTGAGAATAGCCTTCCTTTTTCATCCTGGCCATGCATTCATCCCAGGTAAATTGGGACATTGCTACCGCCTCTCCAATTCCGCAGCAATCCGGCCATCGAGATTGCTGCCGATAACTCCGATCGTCGGATGGATTGTCGCCATCCGGCACCGGCAGTTCACCACTGCCCAGGCCGGCGCGCTGGGGTCGCCGGGATACATCAACTTTGCCGTGCCCCGCTGGTCGCGCATGACGAACGGTTTGCTGATGGGAATAGGATTGATGCGCGTTTCATGATGCAGTCGTAGATGACTTTCCCGCGAATTGCGGCCACCGGCAGAGATCCACCGCTTGAGCAATCCCGGCACCACCCGTGCCGTATCACGTTGCTGGGCGTGGCTGCTCAGGTTGAAGACGCGCTGCATCTCGGTGCGCAGATCCGCCTCGGCCCGCGCAGCGACCCCCTTGACAACCGGCTTGCGCTTGGCCCACACGCCCGCCCGCGCTTCGACGCCGAGAGCATCGGTGATCCCCCGCATCGCATCCAGCGGGCTCCGCTCGCCCAGCACGGCGAGCCGTATTTGAGTGTTAACCTTGGACCGGACCTCATCCGCAATGTTTTTGATCAGATCCACGCTGAAATCGAGCACGGTATTGATCTGAGCGCGGCTGGGCTGGTAAAAAGCCGTCGTCAACCCGATCGATCGCAGCGGCTCGACGACGGATTGTGCGCCATCCGCCACGGCCTGCTCGAATGCCCCGCGCACTTGGGCCGTCAGCTCAACCTCGTACTCGGCGATCAGCCGCTCCAGGCTGCGATTCAATTCGCCGAGCCGGTAAGCCGAGAAATTCTCTGCCGTCGCCAATTCGGCAGCGATCTGCCGGCGTAGATCCTTGAGCATAGAGATCGATCGACGGATGGTCTGATCCTCCATCTTGCCGTATCGCGCAGCGATGCTGTCCAGTTTGTCAATGTATTGCTGCTTTTTTACCGTCACGTCGTTTTCGCTGGCGGCACAGATGCCGCTATCGCATCATCGCCGTCGTCAGCAAGCGAACCATGCTTGGCAAACCAACTGTTGCGATTTGCGGTGACGGTCAGGTCGTCTTTTCTGCGCTCCTCCTCGATCGCAACTATCTCGGCCTCGGGATCGATATGGATGTTGAGTTCGGCCATCAACTTGGCCCAGGTCTCTACCGCGTGCGCGTACGACATCAATCCCTGTTCGACCGCGATCATCAACGAGGAGGTCATGCTGATCATAGCGCCGGTGATGGCCGAGATGTCCTTGACGGTCATCTCGGGCATGACAGCGACAATTTTATCCATCGCCCGGCCGCTGTCGTTCATGCGCGGCCGCCAGGCACCGGCAATCTCTGCCTGGTCGCGCGCAAAACGCAACATGAACAAAATCATGTGACGTACGTAGGCCTGCCGGCGCTTGAGCGTTTTCCAAGTCGGATCACCCTGCGCCTGCGCCGTCGCGCGATTCGTCTCGTCGCCGGAGCCATACCAGTGCTTCGGCAACCCCAAACCACCGAGAATGAACTTCAAAAGCGCGTCGGCGGTTGCGATGGTGGGCGCCTGTTTCAGGTCAGGATAATTAAAGTTCCACGATTCTTTCTCATTATGGACGTTGACGCTGCCCCGCTTGGGCGGATTGGCCCGTAATTCCGCTGCCCGGCTTTTAACCCGCGCCTCATCAGCTCCCTCGACCGTGACGTCCCAGGAAAAGTAGCCCGCCATCTGCTCCCGATCGGCGAGAGCAAAGAGCGTCTCGTCGTGCTGATCCATCCAATCCGCCTCCTGGAGCAGATCGGAAAAGCCGCGCGGTTGATTGCTGACGTTGTTCACCTGGAAAAGAAAACACGAGCCGGAGTAGGTCTCCAGACCGTGTTTGGCCAGCATTTCTTTTTCCCAGGTCTCCAAATTGGCTTGATCGGCGGTGACCAACTTTCCAGGATTCCTGGCCTTTTGCACCTGCTCGAATGACACAGGTGAATCATCGCCATCGAGCTCGACACCGACACTCATCACAACGTCATCGTCTTCCCGGATCACGCGGTAGACGCGCCAGTTTTCGGTCGCGCTGGTGTACGGCCGGACGACGACAGCCCAATGCTCCATAGAATTCTCAGGATGTGCGATGATGTTGTCCACATCGGCCGGGTCCACATATCCCAGTCGGACGCGCCCATCGGAACGACGGACAAAAACGGGGAAAATCTGCTCGCCCCACAGCGATAGCTGCAGGATGAATTTTTCCAAACGGAGATCAAGCTGATTGATGCGCCAAAAATCCTCGATAATGGCCGTCAGATCGTCGTCCTCGATCTGCAATTTGACACCGTCACCGAGGATATAGCTGGTGATAATTTTGAGAGCACGTTTAGCAATGGGATTGGACTGATAGAGCGTCCAGACAATTCCGAGGATACGATCGTGGTCGATCCGGGTGAAATCGCGCAGCCCACCGGTTGTGGCCCGGCGGTACCCGAATCCTCCCGGCGCAATGTCGCCGCTCTGGGGATCGTCATTGCCATCGCCATAACCCGCCTCGTACGCCCGGCGGGCGATTTCACTCTTCTCTGACTTTGTGATTCCACCCAGAGCGGAGATGATCCGCTCTCCCAATCCTCTCAGCCCCTTCTTTGCCATAGACATGCCTTCCGCTTAGGAAACAGACTCGTATCATCGGGAACACGCCAGCCGTAGCGCCAGCCATAGCGTTCGGCAGGGTTGTTCTTGTAGATTGCCGGGTCTATTTCATTGATTATTTGACCGGCCGCCGGCCCGGTGTTGGCCAGCATCTCGGTGATGCCGCTGACGACGTCCACCTGGTCGTCGTTCTGTCCGGCCGGGAAATCGGTGGCCTCCTCCAGGAAGGCGGCGATCCATGGTCCCCGCACGAGCCGCACCTTGCCGACCTTTGCCCGCCGTGCCCAGGGTAACATTCGCGAGAGCTTGTCACTTTCTGAATGCACCTGGCGGATCTCACGATTCGCCAGCGCCGGCTCGCGCATCAACTGCTGGAACGCGGCCAGCTGAAATGCGTTTGTCTCCACCCCGATAGCAACACCGGGCTCCATGGCGGCCAGAGCGACGATCTGACCGTGTGCGTCGGGCCATTCCCACCGGCCCCGCACCATGTCGGCGATGTAGAGATAGCCATCGCTGGATAGCGCTCCCCGTGCACTAGCCGTAAAATCGGCGCGCTTTTTGGTCGACACGGCCAGGTCCCAATACCGCATCCAGCGCAATCCTGCAGGTGCGTGGTCTACAGTCTCAAACCACGCAGGATTGACCACACTGTCCTCGGGCGAGATCGGTTCCTGCTGGAACAACGAATTGAACTCGTACCGCAACGTATTGGCCCGGATCGCATGCAACTTTTCGACAGATTGATATTCCGGCCACAGCGCTTCGCCGGGCTGCCGGGACAGCGGATCGCTTTCGGTGGCCAACGCCGGCAGCTTGAGCACATGCCATTGATCGGCGAGAGGATCTTCCTTCATCCGCTTCAGCAGCCGCCCGGCCTCATCATCGCGGTGCCACCGCGTCATGATAATGATGATGGCCCCGTTGCCCTCGACTCGCGTATAAGCCGTCGACCGGAACCAATCATCTATATCATCCCGAATGGTCTTGCTCTCCGCCTCTTTTCTGTCCTTGTGCGGATCATCGATGATGAGGATACGACATCCACTCCCGGTGATACCGCCACCTACGCCGGCAGCGCGCATCCCCCCGATGTGACGGTCAATCGACCATTCTTGTACTGCCTGCGAGTCGGCCGAGAGACTCACAGGCTCCTTTCGGTCGCTCTTTTTTCCAAAGAGCACCGAGAACTCGTTATCGAGCAGAATAATATTGCGCGCCTGCCGCGAATGTTTATGCGCCAGATCGCCAGCATAGCTGGCCATGATGATCGGCACATCCGGATTGCGGCCCAAGATCCACGTCGGAAATAGCACGCTCGAGGTCTGCGACTTCCAGTGTCGCGGTGGCATAAAGATCATCAATCTGCCGATACCTTCCGCACCTTCCGTGACCACAAACCGCTCGACCTGTTCCAATGTCCTGCACAACAATCGCAGGTGTGGAGCATCATCAGGATAATGAGGATTGACCCGGCGGCAGTAATGATAAAACCGCCGGCGGGCGCGCTCGCGCTGGGCCAATTCCCGCAGCGCAGAGGAAGTCGCCATTAGTCGTCCTCCTCGTCGGCCAACGCATCCAGCTCCTCATCGGAGAGTTGAGAGAGATCTGTTTTCCGCCGGCGCTTCTCAATGATGGTCGCCGCCTCGCCACGGGCGACGCGTTCAGCCTCCACGCCGGTCTTGAAAAGCCGCACCACGTCCTGGAACCGGTATTCGGCATCCTCTCTCAAAACGAACTCTCCGGTCATCTCGTCGTAGCCGGCCAATAGATCGAGAATTGCCATCGCCGCCGATTGGATCTTGACGGCGTCGCGAGCCTGACGCTCGCCCATCTCCCTGGTGGCCAACAGGGCCGCTTCCCTCTTGATCTCGTCGGCAAATGCCCACCACTCTTTTCGCCGAGCCACCCAGCTGAAGTTGCTGCTCCACTCGGCGAGCGTCCGCAGACGTTTGGTCGGTGGATCGGCGCAAGTGGACCGGTAATATTCCCAAAGCGCGTTAAGACTGGCCTTGGCCATATCCCGGTAATCGCAAAATGCGCGGTATTGCTCTGTCGTCTCATCGAGCCGCTGCTCCCAGGGCAACGACTCTTCTTGATCGACCCACGTCATGCTTTTTCTTCCGAGTCGTCTTCCAACATATTCATCATCGGCTCAATGGATACAGTCTTGTTGGTCGTATCTAATAGATCATTAACTATGGCGCGCAGCTTGACCACACATTCCATCAACTGGTCCGAGTCAAATCGCAGTTTGTCCGAGTCGTCACGCACGCGATTAGCGCGTTGGTGCAGCAGATTGCTCAGCGTGCGCAGCACCTCGGCCAGCTCCTTCAACTCACCTGGCACCTGGCTCATCAGTTTGAACAAATATTGCCGGGTATGCTCATCCGCCGCCTTGGACATCATCAGCCTCCATCTCTACGACCAAGTCAGAATATCCCCTCTGTTGTCCCTGTTGTCTGAAATAGAGTTTAGCCAATACGAACCCCACGGCGCGCAGCGTCTCCTCTATTTTGAGCAATTCGACGTCCCGCCTGTCCTGGTGGTCCACCATTCGCCGCGCAATGTCGGCAAAATCCTTCATCACCGTTATGGCCTCATCCGCCAGGTGCCGCGTCGTCCCCGTCTGGTCCATTGCCTCCCGGATGACGGAGCGCCGTTCCATCCGCTCCGTCTCAAAGATCTGCAGGAAAAATTGCATCAACTCGTGACTATAATCGCCATCCCGCAACACCTTTTGCCGGGCTAACTCGTCAAAATGCAGATCGGCCTTGTCCCGCTCGCGCGATGCATCAGCCCGGCGCTCGAACAAGCCGAAAATACGCCCGCGCTCCTTGTAGATGGCATACGCCAGGAGCGCTATCAGCGTCCAGGCCGAGGGATTGCGCAATAGCTCGGCAAAGTCCATCTTACCTGAATGCTACAACCCGCTGCGGATCTTTGAACTGCCGGTGCACCTCGGCCTCGATCATATCGGCCAATACATCCAGGTCCATCTCGAGGCCCCACTCTGCCAGGTACTTCTCGGCAAAATCCAGGGCAAATCGCTTCTTTTCCTCGGCCTTGTCAGCGATGTGCTTTGCCAGGCCGCTCTGCTCCGCTGCCTGCACTGCGATCCGCACGGCGTCCTGGACCATGAACCGTGCCTTCTCGTCGAGGCGCGCCAGCAGCGATTCCCGTTGCGTCCGCAGCCACGTGACCGCATATCCGACAACGACCGGCAGCGCTATCGTCAACACCGCCTCCAGCACCGTTTGAATGATCTGACCCCAATCAATCACGATAAGCCTCCTTCTCGATCTCGAATGGATAAAAACAAAAAGCGCCGCCCTCCCCTCCTCGGGGAAGGCGGCGCTCCTTTCCGGGTCACACCGCTGGCACTCACATTATCCCAGCCTGTGAGTGCCCCTCGTCGCTAGCTAGCCGTGAGATCAGTCAGGCCGGGACTGTCCTCATCTCACAATAGCCATTAAAAATTTTGTATCTCAATTCAACCTGGCGGTCACCTCAATGTGAACTTTTTTTTGCTCACCAGGTGGCGGGAGATGGACAACAACAGTACACGGTTGCAGACGCATCAATAGCGCCCGCTTGTCCCGCAGCTTTTTTATTGCCTCGTCGATTGCGTCGTTGTTGGCCATTCATCTCCATAGTTCCCCCCGCCCACGACTCATCTCACAATATGATACCATACAAGTTCTCACTTGTCAATCAACTTTTTCTCTGATGATTTCCTTATAGGGGGCATCTCCCGCCAGGTTCGACCCCGATATTGAGCTCCACCCTTCGAGATCCCGCCATTTTTCCTGGCCGTGGGATCTGCCGGATCCGGATTGTTGGCCAACTTTCCCCATTGCTTGAAAAAGAAGTTGATCCCGGCAACCCTGGCAGCATCGAACACATTGTCGACCCAGGCGGGCTCCATCCGCCGGGCCCCAGAGCCGGACTCGGCACCCACCAGGACTGCACCAAGGCCAGAGAGATCCAGCTGACCCAGGTCCTCGAGCAGCGGCTCGACGGACAAGAACCGGGTAGCATCCGGCACGGCCTGCAGGGTACGCCACCGGGCCAGAGTGGCCCGGCCAGTGACCGTCACACCCAGCCAGAAATTGGCCGGGACAAAACCAAGGCGCTGGAAATAGGCTGCCATGCGCCGGGCACGCTTCGTCAGGATCATATAAATGTGAGGACTTGTGGCCATCGGCTCAACGTAGGGATCGAGCCAATCCAGAGGGAGGCTCTCAGTCCAGGTGTCCCCCATGTCATTCAGGAAAACAATACGAGGATAACCGTTGAGCCAGGGCTTATCCGGCCGCTCTGTCCCGGTCAAGTCCGGCCAGCGCAGCATGGCACCGAGGCGCGCGGGGAAAACGGTTGGCCGGTCGAACGCCGGCGGATAGCCCCGCCGGCCGGCGTACCGACGGATTATATCCGCCGCGTAGCAGGTACCTCCCCGCGTTCTGGACCACAACTCGCAGCCATCGCATCCCATCATCAGGTTCTGAGTACTATCCGCCCACTCGATCTGGGTCTTAATGCCCATCACTGCACTCCTGTAGGAGAGGAAGATCCAAATCGGTTTCGTACGCCCAACCCTCTTGAGCCGGGTTCGTGACGGATCCGACACGGTACCTCAAGCAGTACTTGCCGCCGACTTGCATGATCTTCACCAACTCACCTGTCTTTTTTATCCTCACTAATTCCTCTATCCTGAATTCTCTCGCCATGCCTCTCTCCCATCAAGTACCCACCGAGCTCCTCGAATCCTTCCTCACATAGAAACCTGACGATCATCAGGAACTCCTTGCCTGTAATGAGGAGGTCCACCTTGATTTCAGAGTTTCCAAAGGGAGAAATCTGTATTGTTCCACCCCCGTCCACGCTGTCCTTCCTGTAAGTGATCGCGGCATCGACGGGTTTCACCTCATCATCCCAGAAAACTTCCCCAAGTAGCAGACGGCGTTCGACCCTTACCTCTCTTCCCTCATCCCAACTGCAACTGTATCCTCTGTTCGCTATCTCAACTAAGGACTGGAATACTTTTGATAGATCCAGCTTTTTTTCTTGCTTTGCCATCCTTACCTCTCCTCTCCTATGGCAATACCATGCCTCAGAAATTCACACGCGTCCCAAAACCGATAGCGGCCTAACCACCGCCACCAGCTCCGCTCGCCCTGCTCATGGACGGTGACGGTTCTGGCAATTGAATCATACTCCGTCCATTCCTCGGCATGAATTGCCAGCCGTGTTTTGTGACCCTGATATGACGCAAACTTTACCGGCTTGGTAAATGTATAAATGGCCGTGTACAGCCTTGGGTGCTCCACCCAATCGTACTTGGGAATAGAGTGCTGGTTAGTGAATGTATCCAATACATTTTGTATCTGCCGCCGTGCATAGATACCAATACTGAATCCACCGATCTCAAAACCAGGTCCCCCAACGAGCAGCTCAATACCCTTTTCGTGCAGTCGCCACTCTAAAATCATTACCTGGTTGGTCCTATAATCATCACGGTATCTCAGCCGTATATTCCTACTCACTTTCTCCCTTCTCCTCACCCTTATCGTCCTCTTGTGAACCGATATACCGCAGAGTCACCTCTATCGCCCTCGACAAAGTTGTTATCGGCCTCGGATCGGCTCCGGGGTCGTACACCTCAGCAAAATTTCCGAGAGCCTCGTGCCAGGCATCCACCGGATCGAGATCTTTTGTCAGGTGAAATTTGAACGCCCATAAAAGATAATCAACCCCCTCTATCACATATACCTCCCTTCATCGTGTGATCCAGCCCAGGCTTGTCTGACCTGGATCTGCAACCGTAACTCCCTCAGCGACGAGCTCCAGAGCAGCCTCGAATTCCCGGCATTGGTAGGCCAGAGAGGCAGCACTGCGATAAAGTACAGACCGGGTAGGCTCTGACTCTTTGGTCACCGGGACTAGCTCAGCAGCTTGTCGCTCTAGCTCATACGCCCGCCGCGCTAGATCACGTGCGCGGGCTTCGTCCTTGTCCCGGTCACGCGCTACCACAGCCAGCTGAGCTAGAAACATTGCTTTGTCATGTAGTTCGCGTACTGTAGTCATCGCGCATCCAGATGCTTTGCCACGACCCAGATCGCTTCGGCTGTCAGCGCTGCGTCGATCTCGAACGTCTCACCATTGAACCGCTCCACCTGGATGACGATACCACTGGCGCTATTCCCAACTTCGATCCAGATGGCTTGACCATCGTTGTCACGCTGCTTATAACGAACGGTGACCTCGTCGAGGACACGCATTGACTCTACAAAACTAACAACCCCGATAAGTAGTATTTTGCTGGTTGTTCCCCGTTCTGCCATCATCTCTTCCCTATTAGCCCCTTGGCTGGCTAAATAACAATACATCGTCAGCCTCGATATACTCAGCCTGGATCTCATCACCGGCACCCATATGTGCGAGTAGCTCTCTTGCCCGCACTCTACCAATCCTCTGCAAATAATAATCGCGGCCACAGCGCCCAGGAAAAATACCAACTCGCATAAAAATGTGACCGACCTGAGAAATAATCAATCTCACCTTACCAACGGTAATCACGAAAATCTTCTTTCATCTTTACCGGAGGATTAGATAGCCAGTCGTCATCCCAGACAACAGACCACAACCCTTGCTGGCCACGCATAGGTATGGAACAAGGCAATGGACGAGGATTCACAAGCTTCCAGGCAAACCGCCCGCTAGAATAATCACCCAAATGCAATTCCCATTTGCCTACTGTTACATCCTCCGCAGGAAAAATATTTTCCAATTCCACGATTCCAACGAGGGCAGCACGGGGCACCAATTCTTTCTTCCAGAGATTGCACCTTTCCAACAGATCATAATAAAAATTGAAATCGCTTTTTCTTACTGATCGCATTGCAGCATGGATGACCAGTGGACCCCGGTACCTTGTATACCACGACCTCGTTTCATATTCTTTCAGGCCATGAACAACGAGGCTGGCCCAGGGTTGCCAGAGCGTTATCGCCTTTACTATTGCCATCCTCTACTCCCCCGCAACACCGCCCCAACCGTCATCGGCAACAGCCCGCAGCGCTGGCGTCTTGGCGACAACGCTCTGGATAGTTCTCACAGATAGAATGCACCATGCCTCCAGTGGGCTCAACGATAGCTGAATAGTTGGCTCTGCGAAAAAAAGCGCAGCGAGTTCCGTTTTTAACTTGGTGAATGCTGATAGACGCGACCCCACGATCACCAGTCCCCCAAATGCCCGCATCCTATTTCCGAAATGAACCTCACCAATAGCGGTCCTGACCGCCTCTTGGCATACCTCCAGGTCATCTGCCACAGCATTTAATCCTGCCTTCTCCAAAATCGCGTCAACCTTGACGATATCAAGATCGAAATAGACATCTGCCCCAATATAGAATAGCTTCTGCGTTCTCTCATCCATCGCTCACTCCCTCCCATCATAAAATCTTCTCATCAACATTATGGACTCCATAATTAGCGTTCCCCGTTAATGGGTAGTCTGTAGCCTAAAACTTTTCTCAAGCGGTCGCCGGTTTCGGTGCCCCCGTATGTTGCCAACAGACCAATGACAAAGTCGCGGTGCACCATTTCACCCGGATCTATAGTATGCCGATCTATCTCCGCGCCCAGACCGACCAGCATCAGCCGGATTGCTCTCTCGTTTCCATCCGTCACGTGCCGCGCCAGATCGCCGATTGCAAAACGAAAATAATCGCCCACTTCCACTTTTCTCTCCTTTCATCTTTGACCCTTACACGCCGCAATTCTGAAACAACGGCAGCCTAGCTTCGGTTGCCGACGGCGATACCCAGATCACCTCAGTCGTCGGATTCGACGTATTTGTCGTCCGAGACCGCGTCTCGAAACGGTGCCAACCCGCCAACGTCTCGTTGTACAGCCCGGACGGATAACCGCTGATGATCGCCATCCCCCGGATCTCCATCAGGAGGTCCAGAAGCCGGACGTGATAGTCGCGGTCCACCTCGCAATGATACGCCCGCCGCCATCGCTCCGACCGCAGTTCGGACAGATACGGCGGGTCCAGGTAGAATAACGTCTCGGGTCGGTCATACCGTCCAATGATGTCGATAGCATCATCGTTCTCGATAAACGCCATCTTGAGCCGCCCGGCGAGTGCAGGCAAGTGATCGACCTTGTTCCAGTCAGTTATTACCGACTTCCCGCGATTGTTTGAATGCTGGATCCGCCAGGTAGGATATACAACAACATCCCCTCTCCCCCTCTGAGCCTCCCGGAATGCCCAGCCCTGCCATGACCGAATGTAGAATAGCCGGGCCCGCTCCAGCGGATCAAGCTCCGAGCCAATGTTCTCCCACTCCCAGGCCAGCTCGTATTCCCGCCGGCTGTACGGCGTCGCCTGGATAGCATAAATGAACTCATCAGTGCGATCCCGCAGCATCCGAAAGAAATTGACGACCTCACCATCGAGATCGTTGATCACCTCGAACTGAGCAGGCCTCTTTCGCAGAAACACCGAAGCCGCACCACAGAACGGCTCGACGTAGCAAACGTGGTCGGGAAAATGACCGATGATCCACGGCGCAAGTCGCCATTTTCCTCCGAAATACCGCAATGCCGGCCGTGGTTTCATCAATATACCCTCACAACAAAAGCGCCTGCTCTACCAATTTGCCATCGCTTGTCAGCCGGATAGCCGGTATTGGTGTGGCCACATATCCAATGACCACATCTCACGAATTCGCGTCTCTTCCTCTGCATTGATGAGATCAACTCGCGATCTTTCTTGGATGTTCAACACCTGCTCCAGGCCATAAGCGCGGCCCTCCATCGTAAGCGGACCCATCCGCTGAACATTCTTTGACCACTGGCCATCCTGGCGTTTCTCCGGTTTCGCTTTCCGTTTGCGCCAACGTGGCTTCTTTAACTCACGATACAACGGTTTGAGTTCAAGCAGCGACCGGAGATGCTGCCACGTGCAACCATTTTCTTCATCCTGCCACAACAACCGCTCGAGCGCCACGTCTCGCGAGGCCAGTGGACATCCAACACAACCGGTACGCACTTCCCCAAGTCCATAGACGACGCCGATGTCTCGCACATCGTATCCATGACCGATAGAGCCGTCATCGTAGAGCCAATTGTATACATGACACAAACGCCAATGCAGCAACGGAGCAAGTACATCAGCCACGCTATCGGGTGGTGAGATCTGAAACCAACCCTGGCCACACTCACCGCTCTTCTTCGAACAGCTGATGGCAATGCGCTGGTCCCGTGCCTCACTCTCGCCGAGGCGAACACCGGTAATCATCAAAAACTTTTCGTCATGCTCTCGCCTCAATCCATCCAATACTGCATACATCGGCTCGACCTTGATCTTGGACGTACACCAACGGAATGTGTTCGATGGAGGCGGCACGCCGTACCCAAGCATGTAGACCATGAACCGGCTATCCATCTCTGGCACGACCACCTGAGTATTGAATTTCTGGCTTTCCAGTGTTCTCATCAAACACATCGCCGTCTGTTGCAGTGGTGGCAACTCCATTCGCGTATCAACATAGAGCACAGTCAGTGTTTCCGGGCGCGGCACCAGACCAGATCGAATGGCCCAGGCCACAAAGGTTACGGTACTTGAGCTGTCCTTTCCGCCGCTGTAAGCCACAGCCCAGTGACGGTATCGCCGGCCATATTCCTGCAGGCTGTCGAGACTCAGTTCCATTGCACCCTCTAAATCGAGTCTCATATTCTCGAGAAGAGAAAGCTGCTGTTTCATAGTTGTGTCTCTATTCAGAATCCGCCGAGTCTATACGAGCCATTTCCCGGGAAATATTCAGGGCCTGCTCGAGTGCCGCCAGACGCTTGGCAAAAAGATCGTAATCATCAGCCGAGATCTGCTGTGCCTGGTACATCTCCTCCAGCTGGACGCCTATCTTGTCCACATTATCCATGTTGCCGTCGACCTGCTCCAGGGTCAGATCGGATCGCGGATGAAAAGCATCGTAGAGGACAAAGCGTTCGATCCGCTCGAGTTTGCGAATCAAATCATCGAGGCTGGGCAACATGGCCACCCCCAGCTTTGCCATATGATCCCTCACCCGACCAATGGCCTGTTCAACGGAATCCTCATCGTTCCAGATAGTCCACTCGATATACTTGGCCTGTGCATCAAGCATCCGTCTGGCAATCTGCATTGCCGAATCGCTTGCCGATTGATCCTTCCCCGGCACTGGACTATCAAACAGCCGAATTAACCCCCGCCATGCTCCATCATGTTTATCCAGCAATGCCCGGGCCAAGCTTTGTTGCGCCCGAGCCAGATATTGCCCCACCCTTTCCCGCCGCCCGGCAGCTTCCTGCCGGGCCTGGTCCTCGGCTACCGCCTCATCCTTATTCTGCAAAGACTTGAGATACCGCTGCTGGCAAGCCCGGTGTGACGAACTGTTGTTGCAATTGTAGCCAAACGGCAACTCGGCGCACGGCTTGAGACAATGCACTGTCTTATACGTGTAATACCGGAATCTGAGCCGCTTGCACTTGCCCGGCGCACAAATGCCATCCCTCACCAGCGCAACGTCGACCTCGTCGGTGCTGCGCAGGTCATACCCGTCATATCCATCATCTACCGGCGCAGTATCTCCGAAAATTTTCAGGAGATGTTCGTGCAGCCGGGCCCTGAGATAACCATACCAATGTACTCTCTTTCTCTTGAAACATGCCGCATCCAAACACCACTCCACATCATCTTGTGCCTCCCGAAACTGACAGTCAACACACCTCGCCGATCTGATCTGGGAATCGCCCTGGCCGACCACCACATCAAACGGCCACTCGGCCATATCCAGCCGCCGGCTTTCAGCCTGGATCGCCCGTTTGATAACCTGTTCAGCCTGAGCCACAGATGGAGGCACCCAACCGGTCGCAGCCCGATAGCACGCCAGGCAAAGAAAATCCTCCTTCCCATCCCAATACACCTTCCCCGAAGTCATGGCGGCTGCCGACTCACCACAAACCCGACATCGAGGATCGCCCTCGGCAGTCACCTTCCAAAAATGCTGTTTACTCACCAACGAATGCGCCTCCGCCTTCTTCTCTATTTCAAGAACAACCATCGGCGGGAGGATATCCTCAGCTGCACGCTCGTAGATGCGCTCCGATTTGCCGGCAGCTTTGAGAAGAGCGCGACCGTGCCGCTCCGAGATCTGGCCGCTACGAATAGCCGCCTGTGCATCCTCGGGAAGCCCCAACAATCTAAGCTTGTTTGCCACTGCCGATTGGCTCAACCCCCACCGCAGGCCCACCTTGGCTTGGCTCCAGCCGAAACGCTCCATAGCCCGGCGCAACGCCTGCGCCTCCTCGATTGCGTTCAAGTTCTTACGTTTGGCATTTTCCTCCCAGGCGATGTCGGCCATCGCCCGGTCGTCCAACACCTGGACGTCGACAGGAAAAGTAGCATACTCGTCGCGTCCTTCGTGAAGAGACTGAAACGCCCGATAACGCCGGTGGCCGGCGGCGAGTTGGACGCGGGCGTGGGGTTCGTCGCCGAGGCAGGGGGCGACGCCGCCGTATTCGGCGGGGTTGAGTACGTGGCCATTGAGGACGATCCTCGCCGGCGGTACCTGGAGAAGGCCGGAGGTTTCGGGTCGGACAGGCCGCATCTTGAGCAACGATTCGGCCAACTCACCGACGTCGCCATACTCGATCCGCGTTTGGAATGGATTGTCTTCGATCCTGTCCAAGGATACCCTGATAAAAAGTGTTCCAGTTCTCATGATTTCCTCCATCGGGATTCCATCGATCTCCCGTATCGCTGCGATTACAGAATTGCAGATGGCGGCCGCCGCATCCGCACAGCGTCGACGTTCCGCCAGCCAACGGGCGGCATCTGATATGCCGCGATCCCGCCGGGCTCGCACGGCATCAGCGGACGTGCCGGCCAGCACTTCCCTCACGATAGCCACCGAGCTGATGGGCACGTTCAATTCGTCGGCGACAGCCTTGTGAGTTGGACGAGCCATTGCCTTTCCTCCCTAAACCAAAGCCAGCACGTTCTCCCGCAGCCCATCGCCGAGAACCAGCGCCTGCGCCACGCCCAGCCGCTCGATCATCTGATTCCACATCGCCCGGACTGCCGACCAGCCTGCCGGCAGCCGGCCAACATAAGCCCGCACCTCAGCCGCCGAGAGGAAGCCCAACAGAAACTCGAACCGCGTGCCACCGGCCAACCGGCCTACCAGGTAGCGCGCCCACGCAGACCGTCCCCGTCCCGTCCTGCGGACGAGCTCCTTTACGGCGTACGCCACGAATGTCCTGCCCTTATGAATGATCTTTTGCATCTTACCTCCCTCCTCTCCTCTTTTTCCGCTCCGCCAACGCCGCCAGCCCACTCCTCGCCGGCAACCGCCGGCCCGAGCCACCGCCCCCGTCCATCCACGAGAACGCCGTGTCCAGGCCGTTGCCGTTGCCCTGCTGCTGACGCGACAAGCCCAGCCAGTTGTTCTCCAAAAAGTCCATGTCCAGCGGGTCGCTCCGCTGTGACATCTTTTCACGCAGCGCGTTCATTTGCACCTGAGCCTCAGCGGCCAGGTCGTGGACCCTCGCCGGCAGGTCTAGCCCGCTGGCGAACACGTACACGTGCAGGTGACGGTATCGCTCGTCGGCATAAACCCCCCGCACAATATGTCCCCCGCTCAAGATGCTTTCGATGGCTCTGAACCCATCTCCGAGATAATCTTTCGGCAGATGGTTCAACGTACCCTCCGAGCCGATGACGATGACGCCGATCGCCGAGGCCGTGGCCAGGTCGTAGCCCCGCACCAGTGAGGCCATCGCCTCGCTCACCCCTCGCTTTAGAGCCAACGGACTCTTGAGATCCTGGATGATAGCCCGGCCCAACGAGGCGCACTTGCCGGCCTGGACCACATTCAGATAATAGTCCATGCTGTCGAGAGTGGCGACCTGCCAGCCCCGGCGGGTGCTCAACCTGTTGAATGAGTCCCACACGTCAGCAATGTGCTGGTTGATCTTGCCCCAAAGGTGGCCTACACTCACCTCGGGAAAGAGCTCCTCGACACGAGCGTTGTCCACCAGCACCAGAGGCGAAACGGACCCCGCCTCGGCGAGCTGGTAGAGCCCGCGCAGCCCCCGGACAGAATTAGCCAGAGCTGACGTCCCCTCGTCGCCGGGCAGCGTGTAAATGATTCCCACCGGTCGGCCAAGATCCCGGATCAGGATGCGGGCCAGGTCGCCCATCGACCCGGTGCCGGTGCCCCCGCCACCACCGACGCATAGCATGACGTGGTCTGCCTGGCTCACGAGGTCGCGCATGAAATCGCGGATCTCCACCTCGTGCGCCAGCACCGCATCGCGGCCCACCGATGGATCTCGCCCCGCCCCACCGACCCCCAGGCCGGTGTGGATGTGCAGCCGGTGACTGGCCGGCAACCGTTTCAGGCCATCTAGGTCGCTGGAGGACGTATTGATCGCACCGGCGACGTAGCCCATCCGGCCAAAAGTCGCCGCGATCCGGCCCCCGCCCTCGCCGGCCCCCACGAATGAATAGTCCACACTTCGATTTTTATTCATATTATCCTCCCGATGAAACCAGCTGCTTACGCAACAAATAATCCAATCGTTGTCCCTCTGGAGAAAGGTGAAACACGCGGGAAGAGCGCACTCCTACCAAGCGCGCACCTTGCAGAAGCATAAGACCTTCCCGCACCTTGTGCAGGCTGAGTCCCGTGTCCACCACAAGCTGATGGCGCGTTATCGGCCGACTTGAAAAACACCCCAAGATATCGGCCTCTCGTTCCGAGAGCGCCTCACCGATCTCCAACAGACAAGTGTCGCATAGCATATCGGCGATCACCTCGGGCTTTTCAGCCTGAACCTGTAGTTCAATAAATTTCTCACCTGCCGGAGAGACACTGTAGGCCGACCAATCCCCCCAGCTCAGAGTTGCTCCCTTGAGATAGACCAAGGCCTTTCGCGTCTCGTAGACGCTCTGATCCATGTCCCTGGCCAGGTCACGGATGGTCGTCTCTTTCAGGGTATTCAGACGATAGAGAACTCGTCTCACTTCCTCTGACAAACCATTTCCTATCAAAAGCAGACACCCATCACAAAGCATAGTCGTTACTCCCGGTCGATCCCCGCTCGGGCCTCAATCCAGCCTGACTCAAACGTTGAACGATTTTCCGGCCGGCAGGAAAAAGAAAAGCCCTTCGGCGGTACACATTCCCCGCCGGGTCACGTCGGATTCGTCGGGCGTAGGATGCGATCTTTGGCACCACTCTATCCCTCATCATTGGCCTCCTCTCCGGTGACCAAATCAAGTAGCTTATCTGTCACCCAACGCGCCTCCGCCGGATTACGCTGCAGCGTCAGCCATCCCAGGTGCTCCCACCGCCTGGCCAGGCGCTGCACCTCCCGCCTCGAAACGCGGTCGGTGAATTCTTGCCAGATCGTGTCAGTGTGGAACTCTCCGGCCAACTCTTCCACCGCGAACAGCGCCATCTCTCGTTCCAGGTCCGAGATCACCATTGCCTGTGCATCCTTCCCGTCATCGCGCAGCCGGCCGGCCAGCGCCGCGATCTCAGTGTCGGAGATGTAAAAGCCCTGGAGCTCTTCCAGCTCATCACCTCCGAGCCGGGTCACCATCCGCCCTCGGATCGTACGCGGCAGCGTCTGCGCGCCGCCCTCGCCGAGGATGACCCGCGAGTGCTCGACGGTCGTCACCCGAAAAGCGATCCGCGTGCTCAAGTTCCCCCGGATCAGCGTGTTGAGCACCTCGGCCTTGGGGTTCTGGGTGGCGAGGACGAGGACGAGGCCAAAGGCGCGGCCCTTGCTGGCCAGGCGGATGAGGTCCCGATAAAAGTCACTCTTGAGTCCGGCCTGCAGGGCAATGTCAGTCACCTCGTCGATGACCAGCAGAACCAGAGACAACGGCTCGTCAACTCTGTCGTTGTACAAGCCCAGGTTCTTCGCCCCAACTCCAGAGAACAAAACCGCCCGCCGATCCATCTCGAACAGCACTCGAGCCAGCAACGCCTCGGCCTGGTCCACTTCGGTGGCCAGGTCCTCGAACAGGTGAGGCAGGCCACGATAAGCCTGGAACTCAACCTGCTTCGGGTCAACAATGGCCACCTGCAACTCTTCCGGCGAATGGCCGGCCAGCAGCGCGGCCAGCATCGCATTGAGCCAGGTGCTCTTGCCACTGCCGCTCTCGCCGCCCACGAGGATGTGGCCCGTCTCCAGGAGGCTGCGCCACACCGGGCCCTCCCGACCCTGGCCCACCGGCACGAGGTACACCCCGTCCGGCCGCGCGTCGAGGTCGAGGCGCACGCGGCGGGGGAGGCGGGACAGTTGCCGACCCGGGTCCGGTTGAAGCTGAACGCTAAAGACCAGCCCGCGCGAGTTGGTCACCCTGACCTGCCGGCCGCCCAGGGCGGCCTGCATCTGATGGGTGACGTCCGGGTCGAGCAGCTGCTCGATCTTGACCGGCAATCGCAAAGTGTCTACTTCAAACGCGACGACCCCGAGATCGTCCAGCACGATGGCCCGCTTCCAGGCTACTTCCTGGACGCCACCGCCGCTGCCCAATTTGCGATACAATCCCCGGTTGAGTAGTGTATGCCGCACACCGCGAAAGATACTGTCTAAATTCCGTCTTTGACTCGAACCTAATCGCATCAATCATCCCAATCCTGCCGGATCGCCTCCAACAGGTGGCGCTCCGATCCATCCAATTCCGTCACTACTTCCGGCAACCGAGGTGGGCCGGGCTGCGGCTCGGTCATCCGCTCGACCAGGCGCCGCGCGTTGGGCCTCATCTCCTGGCTGCGCCCGGCCGCCGCGACGACCTGCGCCGCCTGGGCCTGCGTGGTCACCCGGAGTTGTTCGTGCTCTGCGCCCGCCGGCAGCATCTGCTGGATCTTCAGGCCATCACGGCCAGCCGTGTAAGCGACCGCCCCGGCCAGCTGGCGATTCGGGTCGTGGTAATAAGTTTGCCTGCCCACCTGGCCACGCACCACCGGGTAGAGTCCCCGGTCGTCGGGTCGAATCCAGCCGGACCTGGACCAGGTCGCCCGCACGGCTGCCACCGCCAATCCGGCCAGGCCGAGCAGGGTGATCCCCGCCAGAACGTACCAAAATACGACCTTGAGATGGCACATCCTGGCCGCCGTCTCCAGCCGCTGTGCCTCCATCGCCGCCTGGTAACTCGGCGATGGACCGCTGCTGCTGGCGACATTTACCAGGACGAAAGCAGCTATTCCAACTACCAGAAGCCCGGAGACGAACACGAATCCTCTCATCGTAAAACCTCGCTACCTCTACCCGTAATAATCGTATCCCCCGTTCCTGCAATTGATGCACAGTCCGGGTTTCGCGCTACTGGGTGAGTATATCGGGCGACCACACTCAGTACACCTGCTGCACAACGTCGCCACCGGCGGCGCATCTGCATCATGCGCGACCTGCGCAAGGTGACAGTCTCCCTGATTGCACGGATCGCCGTGCCGCTTTGTGCAATAGGTACAAGGATCACCTCTCGTACCTCTCGGTCTCCACTTCTTTGTCATCCCATCCCTCCCTTAGCAAGGTGGCATGGCTGCACCCGTCAGCGTCACACCATTTGTCTACAGCCTTGGTGCACCAACGACAATAACGAGGCATCTATGTTTCCTTTCATGTCGTGTGGCGGTAAGTGCAGCAGAGAAGCGCCCAGCGCATGACGAAAAGAAACTCTTGCTGGGAGACTCCGAGCAATCGCAACGGTTCGATCAACCTCATTGCCGCCTTTTTGGCAGCAGTGTACCACTCTCCCAGCGACATGAATTTGCTCCTCCGCGTCTCACGATCAACCAACGACCGGGCCTCCTGGAATTTCATCATGGCGCGATGGAAGGCCGCCGCACCCTGGCTCAGACAGACGATGATGTCCGGATCATCCTGCCGCAGAGGAGTATATTCAACTTGCACGAACCGACCACAGGTCGCCTTGACTTTCGGCTGATGGCGCTCATCTAGTGGATTCCCAATGATATGAGCCACCAAGATAGCTAAATTATCTGCCCAATCCGGCGAATTGTGCCGTGGCACAATGTCTGCAGGAGCCGGCATGCTGACTATCGGTGAAATATCGCCCACCTTGAAAAGGTGTGTCATCACGGCGATCTCTGCTCGAGACATTGTCTGTGTCGTCTGTGTCGTTACAATGCTCATCTTACTTTCTCCTTTTATAGAGCTTCCATCGTCGCCGACCGGTCCCAACTCAGAGGCCGTTGCGCGACATTCGCTTTATCCATAATCCAAAATCTGGACGGATCCATCAACAGTTCATCGTCCCCCGTTCGACCGAGGGTGTTTTTGTCGCACCGCACCTTTAAGATAGGCGACAATTCTCCACATTCCGCCTCAACGGTGACCCGCCGGTGCTCATCCAGGTCATATTCCATCGTGGCGTCTGCATCCAGGATCTCTCGGTCCAGCAGCAGGACGACATTCGCCTTCTCGTCGGCCTCCCCCGTGTCTCTGATGGAGAACCTCACCTTGCGGCCGTATTGCTGCGACGTCCTGTTGAGCTGTGACGTCAGTAGGATCGGCATCTCCATCTGCTCCGCCAATGTCTTAAGGACCTCCACCTGCTGGCCACGGACCTGTGCAGGCGTCAGGCCTGCCGTCTTTGCCGGCAGATACGCCTTCTGGAGATAATCGACCATAATCACGTCACACTCACCCTTGGCAGCCAGCTGCCGCGCTGTGCCAACAACGCGGCTCATCGGCCAGCCGGGACAATGCACGTAATTGATCCGGCCAATCCAATCGTATAACTCGGCGACCGTTTCAGTCACCCGGTTGTCTAGTGCTCCGGTCTCCAGTTCCGCCATCGGCACACCTGCCTGGCGGCACATCAGCCGGTCGAGCATTACCTGGTGAGAGAGTTCAAAGTGAAAGAAAACGACGCGATACCCCTGCTTGGCCCACTCTTCTGCGCAGCACTCGAGGAACATTGTCTTACCCACGCCCGACTCGGCGCCGACCAGCACAATCATGCCCGGCCTAATCCAGCTCACCCGCTCCCGCAATGCCATCCACGGGAACGTCAACCGCTCGAGCTGCTCGCCCGAAGCCTGGGCCTCGACCTCCTCGGTCCGCTCGCCCTGGCGGTCCAGGTACCACGACAGCGCGTCCTGCCAAAATAGCACCGCCCGGCCCAAATCAAGCGGCGCCACACTGTCTATCAACGAGCGGGCTTGTGCAAAGACAGCATCCAGGTCGTTATTCTGGTCGTGTGCCAGCTGGGCGATCCGGGTCGCCGCCTGCACCAGCTTCCGTGAGGTCGCCAGACGGCTGACAATGTTGGCATAGTGCACTACATGCAAGCTCGTCGGCGTGGCCGTGAAAAGCTCGGCCAAGTACGCCGCGCCACCCAGTTCCTTCAACTGCCCAGTGGCTTCCAACCGGTCGGCTAGCGTAACGGGATCCACCGGTGTGCCGGCGTGGTGCAGGTCCAAGATCGCCTGGTACACCCACTCGTTTCGCTTGACCCAAAAGTCACCGGGATACAATGTCGTCAAAACTTTCGAGATCGCCGCCGGGTCGATTAGCAACGCCCCGAGGACACTCTGCTCGGCTTCTTGGTTGGATAACAACGCTTCAGTCTGGCTCATCTCGTCTCCCTCGTCCCGGTAAACTACCCGTCAGCTTGATAGGTTTCTTACCGGTAGCGGGCGGTCCGGGTCCGCTGCCATTTCTGCGCTTGCGGATGACTCCCAGCACGTATGAGAGCTTTAACTGGTTGTTTGCCACAGCGATACCGATGGCATCCGACCACAATTCGTAATTCACGTGTGGATCTCGGAACACGGTCTCAATTTGCTCTCGTGCTGCCGGCCGGATTTGTTCGGTTATGTTTTGTTCGTAGATTTCCAGCCATTGTCCTAGAGAATCTCCACCACCACCACCGCCCTCGGGGGGGGTAGGGGGGGGTGGTTTAGGTTGGTTTAGTTCAGATCGGTTTAGTTCAGGTCCCCCGTGTTGTCCCTCGTATTGCTCACCGTATTGTCCACCGTATTGTCCGTTGTTTTGTTTACCACTATTCGTCTCAGGCTCAGGCAGACTCTCCTGGCCGATAAATCCCCCCGGTTGGTCCCAGTTTATCAGGGTTTGTTTTCGTCCCTGTTGTAATCTGACGCGGTCCGTCCATCCCTCGGGGGCGTCGTACAGTGATGGGCGAGCGAACCGTCGTTTTTGATGAACCCACCAGTTGATGATCTGGTATATTGCTCGCCCACGGGAGTCCTCGTACAGCACGATCATCTTTTGGGCTACCATCTCGTCCAGGATGGTGGGAATGTCATCGATCGTGATTTCGGCCACATTTGGGCAGACCGTCCACTTGAGAACATCCGCGTCGGCCAGTCCCCGGCCCTGATCGTCCGACGCGGCCAGGAGCATCGGCCACAATACCTTGCCCATCAGCGACAATCGGCCAAATGAGATGCTTTTTCCTAGTTCCTGCAGGTATGCTCCCACAGATGTGCTCCTATTGCTCCTATGCGATGTCTCCGCTATTTCTCAATCAGCACCCATCGTGTGGCGGGCCCTCGCCCCCGTTGAGTGACCAACCCTCTTTGTTTCATTGTCGACAGATCATTTCTGATCATGTAAGGAGACAGTTGGAGAAGTTCAACCAATTCTTGTAGCTCTATTGTGCCGTTAGCGTTCGTCATTGTCTCCAAGATCTGCTCCTGTCTTTCCTGTTGATTCACTTGAACCAACGTGGACAAGAGCGGAGAATCTCCCATCGGTTTCCGACCCTGGTTTAGCTGTCTTTTTATTCGTTCGATGTGCTTCGCTGGAGTCAATCCATCGAAAACACACGCACATGCCTGGCAGCGAGGACAGTAGAGCTTGATCGCGAGTCCTGGTCGTTTTCGGCAATCATCGTCAATGCAGGCGTAATGTCCCATGATGTTGTTCCCTTTCGTGTAACCATCCTCACGTGCCGGAACCCGCGCCCGGACTATTCTCCTCCCGATCTAGCCATTCCAGTGCATACCTCAAACGACGTTTAGCCTCCTGATGGCCAGAGACAAAGTGGAACCTTTCGATCATCCGATGGATGTTATCCAACTGGCGTGCAGCGGCGATCACTTCGGCTATGGCCGCTTCACAATGGTTTACAGCTTTAACGTCCATCTCATTCCGCGACCGACATCTCTATTGGCTCTCTTGACACCGTCGACCATAAGGTCCTGGCCATCAACCTCGGCGGCGCAACACAGTGCCATCAACACATCCGCGCGTTCTCCGGCTAGTTGATCACTGCCGAGGTCATCCAGCTTCAAGAGGACCTCCTCCCCATTGGTCAGCCGGTCGAACATCACCTGCAACCGTAATTGTACGCTCCTTGTAGCTCGTTCCAGGGACGTATCGCGAATCAGAACCCTCAGCGCCAGTTCCAATGCTTCCTCGGCGATCTTGATAGCTTGTGCTGCCCGATATCGTTCAGGTCCGCCAAATCGTTGCACGGTATAGCCCTGTATTCCCTTCAGAGTTGCGATCTTGGTCTGGTTGTTGCACGCTGCGGCCCCTAATGCTTCGATGACCTGCTGTGCATCAAATATCGCTACGGGCTCTGCATCTGGCGCAGGCATTACGTACAGTTTGTTGTCGTAGGACAAGAGGAGCAGGTCGTTTGGACCTAGATCCTCGGCCACCAATCCGTCATCCATTTCAACGTCTCCGACTTTTCTACAAAACTGGTGCGTTAGCCGCGCACCAAAACGAACACCTTGGCGTCTCTCTGGCCGAAACGACCCACCCCCCCCGGCGCCGCGACTTGGGTTGGGTCGTCGTGACCAGATGTGTATCGAGAATTTTCATTCTCATAATCGAATTATGTTCACCAACGGCGCCGAAATTTGCCCAGCACGAGCGCCGAAATTTTCGCGACGGGCGCGAGCGCCAGCCGCGTGTGGTTGGCAAAACCGCTCTCGAATCCCGAAATTAGTGTCGCTTGACCGTCGCTCCAATGACATTGTTTTAGTTCTGCTCTCATCGACAGGGTGAACCGGGTTGGTTTTGATAGCCCGCGCGCGGGTTCCGCGGCGCGGGCTTTACTACAGGAAACATGGGCCTAGTAGGGAAAATGCAGCAATTCGGCAGCCCGCCGCCGCACCTTCTCCGGCCGGCGATCATACCTCGCCGTCGTTGTCGGGCTGGCATGACCGGCGAGCTGCTGCACTGTCACAATGTCGGCGCCGGCATCGAGCAGCTCACCGATGAACGTCCGGCGAAAGTCGTGGATGGTCACATCCTCGCCGAGGTTCGCCTGGCTGGCCCGGCGCTTGAGCAGGTTATAGATCGCCTGCCCGCTCATCCGGCCAGCGGCCAGACGGCCACCCTTGCGGACGGGACAAAAGAGCGGCCCGTCCTCGAGGCCACGTGCCGCCAGCCAATCGCCCAACGCCGACGCCGCACCATTGACCACGTGGACCAGCCGCTCCCGGCCCCGCTTGGAGCGCCGGATCGCCAGCGCCCCGCTCTCCCGATCATAGTCCGCCAGGTCGAGGCTCACGACCTCCGACCGCCGCAGCCCGCAGGTGTACAGCAGCCCAACGATGGCCGCGTCCCGCGCTCCCGCCGCACCGGGATCACGGAGGCACGCATCTCTCAGCGCAACCAGCTCCTCCCGGCCGATGTGCCGGCCGGCCGGCAGTGCCTCGCCCGGCACCTGCGCCACGTCGGCGGCTCGTTGGTAATCCTCGGCAGTCATCAGGCCCAGCCGCCAGGCCGACTTTAGTACTCCGCGCAACGCGCACAATGTCTTGTTAGCCGTCGCCGGCGCATAGACCTCGGTCAGCCGGCTGCGGATCGCCTGTGTGTGCTGAAACCTCAGCGCGGACCACTCGAGATCCCAGATGCCGGCCCGGCCATTGCTGGCCAGGTCGGCGACGACGTCCAGGGCGTGCCGCATCGCCCGCCGGCTGCCCCGACCCAGGCCGGCCAGGTAAACGGCCGCTGGATTTTGATCCAGCTCCCGACCCTGCTGGGGTCGAATACTCCTCGACTCACTCACGCTCATTGCCTCCCCTCTTGCAATGTTTTCAGCATCTCGAACGCCAGGCTACGTGCCGTCTGAATTTCGGCGGCGATCGTTTCCAATTGCTCGATCGCCGGTGCGACCGAGTCCATCGTCGACGTCCCAAACACCCGCCGGCGCACCTGCCTGAGTAGCACGTCCTGGATGACGGCCAGCTCCGCCAAATTGATCAGCGTCGCCGATATCCCCTCCGCACACTCGAGAACCCTCTCCTCATCACTTCGTGGTCGTCCCACTCAATTCCCCCCTACATTTCCCGGGAAATATCCTTCCATCCGATCCTCCTGCCCGCTCTGGAACTTACCGCGTTCGCTCCAGCGGCTCCACTTTTGGTATCGCGGTCGGGCTAGCGGGCAGCAACATCGGCGGATGATTCGGGCAGGACCGGCAGCCTGACTGACCCGATCCTGCCCCAGCAAAAGGAGGAGGGGGGTGCGGCTACCCCCGCCCGGCCGCCGTGCTCTCCACAGCGACCTGACGGGAAAAACCTCCACCATCTCCCATCGACTCTTCCACCCTCACCTCTGGCGTCTCCACATCTCGCACCCATCCCGCCCTGGCCACCTGTGTACTCAACTCCAGCCAGTGTGCCCAATCCTTGTACGAGATAGGACGCCCAGATTGATAATGTGCCATGTTGACCGCCTTTCTACGATGAAGCCTGGACGACGGCGGCCGTCCTTACTTCCAATTACGCCGGCGACTGTCCTTTGCCTGCTTCCGTTTCCTCTTGCGCTTCTTCCGGCCATCGGCCTTCGGCTGCCGCCCGGCGGCGTGGTTGCTCACACGCCGGACTGAGAATCCGTCAATGCGAGAAAGCCGCTCCAAAAACTTGCCCAGGAAACTATAGTCGGTGTCGAGCATCACTCCTTCTCCTTGCGGTCGACCCGCCTCAGCAGCTCCTCGCGGTCCTCCTGCAAGCGCGGCAGCTCTACCAGCACCTTCAGCAGCCGGGGGATCATCGTCCCGATCCCCGCCGCCACCGTCACAATCGACACATACAGCGCCACGTCCCACGCTGCCCGGCGCGCCGCCCAGGCCCACACGGCCACCAAGATCCAGCCGCTGCCCCAGGCGTACGCCATCGGCCTTCGGAGAAGCCCGTTCTCGTCAATCGCGCTCCTGATAATACTCCACGGAATATGATGGCCACCCCACATCAGCAGCCCCACGATGACTGCGATACAAACGTCCGCCAAATCAACCATCGAAAACCCCCACGAAACGTACTGCCGTGATAAAATAGGGAGAGCGGAGGGTACGCCCTCCCACGATACCTGAGCGCACAATCTGAAAACCCACCCGAGACCCTCGGCGAGCCAACACCCAACGAACATTAACAACCAAACAAGCACTGCCGGCTGGACTGGAGGATGGCGATGAAAGCGGCGATGTATTTACCTCTGTACCCTGTTGTTAACGTGCTCCTCCAGCCCAGGCGGCAGCGCCTCGCCCGACGACCGGGCGAGAACCAGCCCTGCCATCCCTACCCTGAGACGACCCACACCAACTCGATCCAACCAGTGCAACTGCTCCTCGTGCGACTGTTCCATCCACACATTGACCGTGAAACCGTTCACCGCCATCCACGCATGGCGCCGGCAAGCAGGACACCATCTGTAACGCGGATTCGATTCATCCACAAAAGTCGGCCCACCGCAACCGGGACACTTGTTCACCGCTTGGCCTCCTCTTCCGTCAGAGGACCCGCATTGATCGAGCCTCCCGTCCGGACGACCATCTCCGGTGGCCGGCCATACTTGCGCTCGAACAGCATCCTCGCCTGCTCCTCCGTAATCGCCGGAATGTACCCCTGAAAGATCCCGGTCTTTTTTTCCGGCGACGGCCCGGATTGTTGTTCGATTGTCATCGTCAGCTGCACCGTAACCTGCATGGCGACACATCCTACTGGAACTGGCTGTCCGACGGCCGGGGATGCTCAGCCACCCACTCCCTCACGAGGTCGTCCAGTTTTTGACGATCCCGCACCACGATCCAATCCTTCTCGATTTTGCGGGTGTGGTCTTCCAACAGGCGAGGTGTCATGTCGAACGTCTCTAGACCGTCTGGCTCGTCGCCTTCCTCCACCAAATCGTAAGGCACGAGGATGAATTGCTTTGGATACCAATCCCACCTGTCGCGCCAGACGATGAGATGATACACCACGTACCAATCCAGCGCCGCCCACCAATCGTGGATCTCGTCAAAGTTACCGTCGGAATGGTCCAGCACGTCCATATCTTTGTCTTGCGTGGCGGCAGCCCGCGCGCGGACCGTTTGCAGGCGCATCCCCTGGCACTGCCAGGACCATTTCCCCGGCAGATCCTTCAGGCGAGTACCCGCCGGCAGAATGTACAAGTCACCCCGCTGCGACCAGAAAGCCAGTCGGAAAAGCGTGCCCGTGTAGAACTTGGGCGACTCTCCCTCCATCTCCAGAGCGTTATCTATCTTGGCATAACAATAGCCGGTGACCTGTGCATCCAGGGTCTGGATCACCCTGTTGGCATCCTCCCCCGGGTCCAATTCGGCCGTCAACGTCAGGCTCGGCTTGACATTGCCGTACGTCCCCGGCAGACTCTCAGTTATACCCAACCCAACCGTCACGCTCTTAATTCTCATCCTGCTCCTCCTCCCGGCCAGCCTCAACGTGCGAGTCCAACTCCCAGACCCCGCGCCGTTTGGCCTCCTCCCGAATCAACCAGCGGATTTCATCACCGTGAGAGCGAACGTCGGGCAATCGAAGCCGATTCAACGCACAGAATTCCTTGACCGTCAACTCGACCGTGATCTCGTCCCTCTTCCTCTTTATACTCGCCTCCCGCAACTCCTGCAACGTTGCATTTGAAACTGCCATGAATGCCTCCTTTCTTTTCCTTAAGGATCATGATAGAATATAAAGAAATTCCAGCCATATCGAGCAAGGAGGTTGCCATGCAAAACAAAGTTGACAAATTGAAACAGCAGACCCATGCCCGACGAGAACGGGACATAGAACACTATGACAGAATCACAACCGAAATCACAAATCACATCAGAGGATTGGTAGACGGTGAGCCGGATGGAGTGCTGCGCGACATCTTTTCCGAGATATTTGACTTACTGAAGCAGCAACGAAACTACTTTATTGAAATCATAGGCGGCCCCGAAAACCTACCATCCCCGAGCGAGGAGAATTTGTAAAGTTCAACCACCGCGCGGGTGGGAGACCTGCATCATAGCCAACCAAACAAGCATCCCGATAGTTCGTTGTCCCACCCGCGCGCGTAAAAAGGGGGGGGATTTGGCAGAGCGCCTCCTCCGGCGCTCCCCCCTGGGCCGGTCACCCCAACCAGACCGGCCCAAGAGGGAGAGTCATCAGAGCCACAACCCGATCAACAGATACCCTAACTCCTGGGAAAGCTCCCTGCCCGTAATAAGCCGCCTCATCCACGCCCAAACGAGCTCGTAAATCCGTTTGATCATCTCATCTCCCTCCTATACTTTGTCCGAGGCGGTTTGTAGTACACAAGAGGTAATAGCACGCTGCATCAGAATGCGAGCCATCGCCGAAACACTGCGCCGCTCCCTTTTGGCTTGTTCTTCAATTGCTCTCAACAAACTGGGCGGCATTCTTACCCTAATGGCTTCTGTCAACCTCTCGTCGGTCATTTTCATTACCTCTAGCAAAATACTCGCTCTGTTGAACATTGTACCACAGTTTGGCGTATTTGTCAAGGAGTTGAACAAATTGCTCGATGTTTCTATAAAGTTTGCTGATATACTTTCAGCATGATGAACAATTCTTTCAATAAATGGATTATAGATACACTCCGGGAAAATGGATGGTCACAGTCAGAACTCTCAAGACGGGCTGAGTTAAGGACCTCCACCATTTCTATGGTCCTGGGTGGTCAGTCTAACCCTGGTCTTGACTTTTGCCTTGGCATCGCCCGCGCATTCAGAGAACCACCCGAATATGTCCTCCGGCGAGCCGGGTTGTTGCCTTCTCTGCCCGGCGGCGACCGGACGGCCCAGGAAGTGGCAGAAGTAGTGAGGCGGCTGCCCCAGGAAGAACAAGATCTCGTCTTGGAATTTGCAAAGTGGCGGCTGAGAGGCCAGTAGCTGATCATACCATCTCCTATGGAGGGCGAGACCGGGTGCCCCGGCCGGCCTCGCCCCAGAACAAGGAGGAGAAAAAGAAGGCGGCATCCTTGACCGCCCCCGCCCGGCCCAACGGCCAGGCGGCGAAAGCCAAGTCACACCGCCTCCTCGACGACACCCTCACCCGGCAGCGCCATCAACTGAATCTGCCGGATCTCCTTCCTGATCAAAAACCGGACCACGTCCGCATTGCTGCCGATGCCATAATACCTTTTGACCAGCTCGAACTCCTGCACCAACTCACCCTTCAGTTCAGTGTTCACCCACTTGCTATTGTTGCCTACGGCCATAACTCAGGTTCCTATCATTAGGCATTAAATGTGATTCCATATTTCATCAATAACACGGACTACTGGAATCAGTATACCACAGCTTTCTTTCATTGTCAATAGTTTTCATCAAAATTGTTTCCCAATTTCTACAGATACTAGTGTAAAATAAGCTACAATATGAAGAAAGATGTCGACAAATTCTGGCAGTGGGTGAACAGACGAATAGATGAGCTTGGATTGAACTCATTCCGTGAATTGGAAAGGCGATCGGGCTTTGCCCCTGGGGCTATCGGCAAACGCAAAAACGCGCACAAATTTCCTACCGTCGAAATGGCAGAGGGGCTATGTCGCGCGTTGCAGGTCTCTTGGGCTCAACTGTGGGAACAAGCTGGATTCATCTCAGGATCATCCGAAGGTTTTGAGACTTTTGAGGCATTATGGGACGTGACCCCGAATTGGAAGAAGAAAGACGTCATAACACAACTTCGAGCAACCATAGAGGAAAAACAGAAAAGAGAACCCGTAGAACCCGACTACCCGCCATCAGAGCACTTGCCTGAAGAAGCATTCGAACCCTGGGTCGCACGCCTCAGCCGCATCTGGGACGCAACACCAGACGCCGCCAAACCGCTACTTGCGCTAGCCGTGCGCCAACTCGTCCGTGAACTTGGCGACCAACCCGAAGGAGAGGAGATCAAAAACCCCCACAAGCACGAGGGGGCATAATATAATGGGCACAAGTTAATAGGGGGGACGCAGGGAGAGAGGCACGTTGGAGGTTACATCGCTCGGCCAGAGAACATCTCTCATCCGGCTATGGATAGAGATCCTTGCCTCGCTGAGCACACTCACACCAGAACGCCGAGCGCGGGCACTCGACATTCTGGAAACATCTATCTATGACGCCAGGCAAGAACTAGAGCAACAAATACTGATCGAAATTGCATAAACAACCGAAACACAAACACACATAACCTCACTCGCCAAACCATTCTAACCTTTTTTAACCTTTGAACCAGAAACCGAAGAGCTTGAACATGTCAACCAAACCGGCCTGCACACCCGCTCACCGGCTTGAACACCACAGCAGCACACCCGCCTGTGGTGTTCAATGCCGGTTTTTTCATCCCCAAAAAGCCAAAAGGAGAACACATCGATGAAAGCAAAAGTCGCCATCCTGCTCATCGCCCTGCTCTCATTATCAACCGGCTGCAACCCAACCCCCACAGCCACACCCGCACCCGTCGACACACCCGCACCCACCGACACATCCATCCCCCCGCCCACCGGCACACCCATCCCCACCGCCACCCCAACATCGGAGCCGCCTCAACCCACCGACACACCCCCACCCACCGCTACCCCTCAACCTACCGACACCCCCCAACCAACCCCCACTCCCCAGCCCACCGACACCCCCCAACTGACCAACACACCAGAACCCACAAGCACCCACACCCCCGCACCCACCGACACCCCCCCACCGGCGGGCCTGGGCACAACCAGAGCCGACGCCGCGCAGCCATATCAACTCTTTGAATTCACCTTCAACCTGGAGACCGACCAGCACTATATCGGAACCATCAGCGACGACCTGGCCATCGTCGACCTGGTCGGACCCGAAGGAGACATCACCTGCGCATCCATCACCATCAACGTACCCAAACCCCCGACCGAAAGCCAGGCCGGACGCACCATGACATACCTGGCGACACTGCTAACAATCGCCGCCCCGGACTGGCCGGAGGGCACCGCATGGTTGAACCAAAACCTGAACAATATGGGAGAATCAAAAACCACATACAACAACCGCGAAATCATCCTGGTCATCACCCCCAAAGACGACATGACAACGGTTGAATTTAGCATCACCGCAAAGTAAACTGTTGAAAATTTGAAACAAATATGCTATAATGAGGATACTAAATGAAAGTAAACCCCACCAGGACACTCGCACTGGAATCCCTAGCGGATCGAGTACCCGTCATCCCGCAAGGAGCAGCAGGCTTCTATAAACAAAACTGCATGATCTGCTTCCACCATAACAGCCACAAGAGCGGGGTAAAACTAACAGCAAACTATCGAGATTCCAACCCAATCTATGAGATTTGCTGGTCGGGTGAAGTGACGGACCAACTGGTAAAATGCTATGCAGATCTCCGGCGATCAACCGACAACGCAGCATGTGCCATCGCACTACTTCTTTTAGAAGAACTGACCGAATTCACAGGAGTAGAACAAGCCAGAACAGGAACTACCATCGACTACTATTTGACACCACAAAGTCAAGACAACAACCTGATTTTCAATCGAGCAGCCCGCCTGGAAGTCTCCGGGATACTTGAAGAAAATGAGAACAACACAATTGATGGAAGAATAAGAAAAAAATTAAGACGTTTGGACCGCAAAAGTGATCTACCGGCATTTATTATCATCGTTGAATTCAGCCAACCTCGATCAAAGATGGTAAAGGTATGAGCAACGTTCGTGAGCTACATAATGAAGCCATGAAACTGGCCCAACTGGCCATGGTGGCCCATCATGAAGGAAATCTAGAAAAGACCACAACCCTGGCATACCAGGCCTATGAGTACGAATCCCAGGCGGCAGACCTTATTCCACATCATGCATCATCAGAACCCACACGCTCCATCCTATATCTTAGCGCGGCCTCCCTCGCATATCAATGCAAAGAACTCCATGCCGCCCAACGACTCGTCGCCCAGGGCCTATCTGGCTATCCCCCTTCAAAAACAGAACAAGACCTGAAAAATCTATACGAACAAATCGAATTCCAATTGCACCTTCAAGAACGTGGAGAAGAGCTCGAAGATGAAGCCCTACAATTATCCCTGCAGGGCAAGGCCGTCGGCCCTGGAATGATCCTCTACAGCGAATTCATCAGCAGAATCGAAAAGACCCGCTCCCTAATTGATCGGACCGTACAGCGATTGATGCACAGAAACTATCAGCGAGCGGGCCGAGTCGCACAGATATATAAACCCTTTACCCAGGCATTAGTAATCCCGGATCAACACAGTTTTGCCATAGCCTTCAAGCTCATACGCACAGAAGACCACAGACAAATGCCCCTGTTTTTCGACGCAGCACAAGTGATCGACGAATTTTTAACAGGGATCGAACACATCAGCAAATCCAACGAAGACAAACTAAAAGAACGCATCCCCGAACAAGCATACTATCGACACTTTGTATCTATGGCCCGAGATGTAGCACCCGACGGTGAAAAAGTCAGCCTGGTGGGCTTTGCCAGCACAAAGCAATCTGTCACCCTGACAAGACAGCGCAGAGACATCGTATTGCCACCCCCCGAATCCGATGAAAAGGACGTGAAACACACCCCGATAAAAGTAAAAGGACTGCTCGATTACGCAACATCCCGACAAAAAGACATCATCGGCCTGACCACAGATGACAACGAATACAATGTATTAGTAGAAGAAGGACTAGACGATCTAGTCAGATCGTATTTTGGACAATACGTCGTAATCATTGGGACCTACGACGGGAAAAACATTCACCTCACAGACATATACTCAGCAGATGATGAGTGACACATTTCCCGGGAAATAGCCATGACCGACCGGCCCGTCCGCATCGCCATCTGGTGCGCCGTCTCCTCCAAGCACCAGGCCGGCGACGACAAAATCAGCCTGGAAGACCAAGAGCGTGCCGGCCGGGAATTCGCCCGAGCCATCGGCGGCCACATCGTCCGTATCTACCGCATCCCCGGTCACACCCGCGATCTCATCTTTTGGACCGACGCCGAAGCCACCATGCCCGCCTACCGCCAGCTCCGCCAGGACTGCGAAAACGCCAACCTTGACATACTCCACGCCATCGACCCCGACCGGCTCGGCCGCGATCCCGCCCTCTCCAACCAAGTCGTCAGCCTCGTCGAAAAATCCGGCGCCGAAGTCTACCTGGCCAGCGCCCCACACACCATTGGTCAAAAGACCGTTGGCGCGCGCTACGTCTACGCCATCCAAAGCGTGCGCGCCGGCGAAGAGCAACGGCGCCGGGTGCGCTACTACAAAGCCGGCATCAGAAAACGCATTCAGCGAGGACTCCATCTCAACCACTGGCCACTCGGCTACCGCGCCGTCCGCGACGATCGAGGCAAAACCATCGGCGCCGAATTCGACGACCACATCGGAGCTGTCAAACTCGCCACCGGCCTGTACTTGCGTGGCGAGACCTATCAAAGCATTGCCACCGTCTTGGACGCATCAATCCACCGTCCGCCCTACGCGCAGACCTGGCGATATGGCACAGTCCGCGACATGATGCTCAACGACATATACGCCGGCTACGTCACCGCCGGCGACGTCAGGAACAGCCAACCCTCGGCTCACTTTCCCGCGCTCTGGGACACCGACACCTATCGAGCCGTCCTCAGAGAACGCGGCCGGCGCGAGAAGCGTACGGGCCGGCGCGGTGCCGGCTCGCCACTTTACCAGGTAGCCATCTGTAGTCGTTGTGGCGGCAACATGATCCGCAGAAGCAGCCGGGCTTACCGGCTCCGATGCAGCACACATCAGCACAGCCGCACCTGCCACAATAACCAGATCAAAGAAGACCTCGTACTGAAGACCCTCCTCACCTGGTTGGCCGATCACAATAACCTGGACGCCCTCGCCGCCGCCCTGACCTCCCACGACACCCGCGACCTGCCCACCCGCCTGGCCGAAATCGGACGCACCCTCGAGAACCTCGAACAAAAACGACAGCGCCTCGCCCTCGCCCTCGCCTCTGGCCACCTCGACCCGCAAATGTATCGCACCTCGGACGACATCCTACTCGAGGATCTAGACAAACTACAAACAGAGAGAGCGACCCTCGAGGCGCGACTCACCAACATCCCGGACCTGGGCGTCAGCCAACAAACCATCACTCACCTCCTGGCCAACCGTCCCGACATGACCAACCTGGAAATCAACACCGCACTCCTCGAGATCGGCATCCGAATCGGAATAGAGAACCGGCAGATAACATACATCCGGCTGGAACCACACCAATAAAGCAAAATCAGCGAATTTTCATCAAAGAAGAGCCAACCGCCTTGACGGTTGGCTCTTGTGATCAAGGATCAAGAACCTTAAAAATTTGATAGAACAGCAAATTGCTCCTTGGCAATTACATGAAGTTGGTGTATAATATAACTAAATTTATTTGACGCACAAAACCTGGCAAGGAGATTTACCATGCCAAAAGCGCTAACTCCCAACGAAGTGCTCCAGCGCGCTCGGGGCCTCATCAATGAGGCCGCATCTATCAACTTGCCCGCCGGTGGCCAAGAACGCGGGCAGGCAGTGCGCAAAATCCGCTCCCACCTTGGGAACGCCGAAAGGCTTCTCCGGCGGATCACTGGACCGATACGAATTGGGAAATCGCCAATCACAGATGACCACAAGCGCCAGGCCAACGGACTCAAGCAACGGATCGAAGAGCTCTGGCCTGAGGTGCTAGACAGGAGAAAATCATGTCGGTGATGGAACGCACACCTGAGCAGTATCGAGAGATTATTCAGAGATTCCTCATGGAATATTACAACCGGAGGCGGTGGGAACTCGAGCAAGCGTTCCTGGGTCTCCAGATCCCGCTGATCCAACACGATCTGATCTACAACTCGGCATTAGCCGATCAGCTGTGCGACATCGCCCGCGCCGCCGGCGAGGTTATAGAACAAAACGGACAGAATGAGAGCATCCTACAAGAAAGTATCCAGGACCTAATGGAGAGGCTGTTCGCCCCTCCGGGCCTTGGACCGGCTTACGACATCCCTGGCCTGTTCTGGGAGACGGATTTTGGCCGGATGGTGGCCAGGGCGCTGCTCTGGATCCAGCATGACGAGCTCGTGACCGTCAGTGAGGCCGCCAAGCTGCGAGGTGTATCCCTACAAGCCATCAGCAACGCTGTGGCTGCGGGCCGCCTCCGGCGGTTCGTGAACCCGGACGAGCCAAACCCGCAACGGAGGACGCTCGTCAGCAAGCATGACGTGGAATCTATGTAAGGAGGAAAATACAATGACGAGGGAAGGCCACGGGAACCCCACAGTCGTGCCCGCAGGCCGGTTCAAAAAAGTGTGCCCCGGCTGTGGAATAACCTTCAGGACGGACACCTACACACAAAAATACTGTTCGCTCAGATGCAAGAGGAGTACCCAGAACCGCCGCGCATACGAGAAACAGAAACAGCGACGACGTGAGACATCAGGATGAGACGAAAGAAGCCAACCGCCTTGGACGGTTGGCTTCTCTCTTCCTGGTCCTAGTTATCAGTAACCCGTGAATCACCGATAACTAAGACCACATAGTATGCAACAAAAAAGCCCCCCTGTAGGTAGGGGGGCTTTTACTTTTTCTCGACCTTTCCTCTTTCTGCCTGGGCTTGAGCGCGCATCTCGACCAGGCGCAGCAGCTCCGCCTGCAACTGCTCCTCCACCTGCCGCAGCGCCTCGATCAACATTCGCAATTCGGCCTCGGCACTGGACCGGTCCAGCACGATCGTCCGCGAAAACCGGCCGGTCAGCCGATTCACAGCGATCGTCAACGCCAGTGGCCCCTGATCAGCCGCCAGCGCACTCTGGAGGACGACCAGCTCCTGCTGTAGCCGGTCGGAGCGTGCCTGTTCTTCCTTCAATTTCTGGCTCAGCGTTTTCCTAGCCTTGGCCACGCCTTCTCTTCCTCCATGCGACGATCATCCCGGCGATCCCTCCGCCGAACAACAAAATCGTCGCCGGCTCCGGCACCTCCGCAGGCCCTGGTTCATGTATATGAATGTCAGGACCGTTGGGACCAGACGGCGTCGGCAGGGGAGAAATCGGTGATTGAAATGCCAACACGTCAATCCGGGACAAAGACACCACCGCGAGCAAACCGGCCACGATAGACAGAACAATAACCTTTCTCATTTTTGCCTCCCTATGGCTGAGTCGCCAGGACCTGTATAGCACCTGTATTAAATCTGACACACAATTGTGTCTTTCCTGCCCCGTTGTCCCGGAAGTATAACCGCCCCTGATTGGCGGACGGGGCGCTGGGATCACTGATCTCAGTCCCTCCAATGTATGCCTCACCCACCGTCAGAGCCCCACTCACCCAGGTTGCTGATACGATGGTGTCACCAATTTGATATTGATTGGCCGCGAACGCAGGCGATCCCCAGATGCGGCCCGACTTTAGCACTAGCGTTGCACCTGTGCTGGCGAGGCGCTCGATCACAACATCGTCCTCGGAATAATCCAGCGAATACCGGCCGATCCGGCCAATGACTGTCCCGCTTGTGTTGTAGAGCTTGATGTACTCGCTGCCGTCGTCATCGGCCAGGATGCCGATCATCTTTTGACCGTCATCATTGGCCGTGAAAAAACCAAAATCCGAGCCCGACTTGCCCATCCACACGCGCGACCCATCTCCATCAACCACTTCCACCCGCGCCGCGTCGATACTCACGTTCCCTAACAAACTTGGCTTCCACGAGGTAACATAGTCACCTCGTTCCAATTGTACTCCGTCGAAATAGGCGGTTACAGTTCCATCGTTCGCTGTAGCCTGCACTCGTAGCCAAACACCAACCCCGTCTGCCCCGGAAGGCACAGTTCCCGATACTGTCAGCCGTTGCCATCCACTAGTCGTCTCGTCGACGTAATCACCGATAATCCCAGAGTGATAGGCCCCTCCACTATACGCGACAAGATACATCCGCGCCCGAGCATTAGAGATCGCCGACACATTCACGTAAACCGATGCCGTGAACGCATCTCCCACGGCCACGTCCTCGGTCGATATAAGCTGCCGCAAATCCCTGTATTGATCGGAAGAGTTCCCGCTCGTCAGCTGCATCTTGACCGAATAATCACCGATCAAGACAGTCGTGGTTTCCTGATCCACGTCGTAATGACTGGCGGTCCCGGCGCTCGTCCAATCGTCGGGCACACCATCGTCATTATCGTCGACCAGAAAGGCACTGTTCGAGAGGAGATTCCCTCCCCCCATACTGATTTGAATCTGGTTGGCGTTTATCTTGTCTAATTGTCCGGAGCTATTCCATATCAGCGGATCCTGTCCCGTGGCTCCCAGCTGGCCGCTCCCGTCCACGTCCAGCTGGAATGTCATTGTACCAGATGAATTGAAACCGCGCAACCCGTCCGTGCTGTCCATCACTACCTGAGCACCACTGGCCGCCGTGCGGATCGTTGCACCGGTGACCACCCCAGCAGTGATTGTCCCCATGTCGGCGGCAATCGCCGACAGCTGGCTCACATTCATCTTATCGGCCGTAATAGTATTAGCCGCAATCTTATCTGCCGTGATCGCCGACGCCGCAATGTGATCCGTGTCAATCTGGCCCAGCTGCACGCTGGTATTGCTGGACCAACTGCCATCGTTGCCTGACGTGTCGGTCGCCCGGACGCGATACCAAAACGTGTCCTGGTCGACGATCTCCTGGTCGGTAAAGTCCTCGTCGACGTAGAAATTCAGCCGCGCCACCGCAACAGTGGACCACGCGCCCGGCGAGCCGCCACTGTCGGGCGCTCGCTGAATCTCGTATTCCGCCAGGTCGGCCTCGGTGTTGGCCGTCCACTGCAGGCCGACCAGCGTCCGGCTACTTCCCGCCGACAAGCCACTCACCTGTGCCGGGGGCGTGCTGTCCGCCGACGTCGTCGTATTCCGCGTGGTCGACCAATCGGAATTGTTTCCCGACCAATCGACCGCCCGCACGCGGACATAATACGTCGTGTTCCCCAACAATCCCACGAACCGCTCGAGGCGGTCGCCGTCGCTCGGATGGTCACGAGTGATGGTGTAACCGGAGAAATCACTCGAGGTAGAGACCTGCACCTGATAGTGATCCAGATCGTCAGCGCTCACGCTGCCCCACGTCACCTGGAGATAAACGATCTGATGTCCGTCAGCATCAATGTCCACGCCGGTAGTCAAGTTAGCCGTCAGCAGCGTCGGCGCCGACGGCGGAACAGTATCGAAAACCGCCTGCGACGTGCGGTCGACATTGTCGCCAATCCGCTTGATCCGATCCTCTATGCTGCGGCTGCCGCCTGTTGCTCCCGAATCCGGTGCCCCGATCTCCAGCTCATAGACGAACTCATCCTCACGCAGCCCGATGGTCAGTCGGCGGATCGTCAGCGTCGTATCCACCCCCAGGACGCTGTTAACGAGCCGGATATCCATCCCGGCCCGCAGGAACGCGCCATTTGTTGTCGTGACTGTGTAGCTCAGCTGCGGGTCCTTGTACGTCGCCAGCAACGATGAGCCTCTGTCGTTCACCGCTGCATCGGTCTCTAACGCATTGTCCTTGATCGGTGCCTCGCGCTCGCCATATGCCGCGACGCTGGTTGCATCCTCTTCCCAATCCAATACATCGTTGCCGAGGATATAGAACCGGTTGGCCAGCATCGAGGCATCCGATCGCTCCCGAATGGACTCGTACCCCAGCGGATTATTGCCACTAGGGCTGTCCGAGAGATAGAACGCCGCAACGTTCGATTCGGAGCTGAAATAATGCAGTTCCTTATCAAAGTCGACGTAAAATGTCCCGCCGGTCAGGGCACACAGGTCGCTCAGCGCCTGGCGCAGCGTGACCGCTTCAAAGAACAATTCCTCGGTGGCCGGATCCAACGTGCTGACGTACGTGCTGGCGCCGATATCCGATCGATATGTGGCGATCAAATCAGCGATGATGGCACTATCGCTGTTCATCGCCGCCTCATAGAGTTCCTCCTCGACGACGGTCTCCTCGAGGAGGATATTGTAATCCTGCGCCTCCACGTGGATGAGCCGCTCGCTGCTGCCCATGATGACGATCTCCCGTTCAATGCCCGACACCTCTCCTTTGAACAGCGTCGTGCCATTGTCCGAGATCTCGATCTCTTCCCTGGCCGAGACTGTAAGTCCACCGTTCCGATCGAGCAACGAAAACGAACAGGTACTGGCGAATGTATCCGCCGCCTGCTCGATATTGAGGCTATCACGGAATAACACGCTGGTGCGGTCCACACTGTTGACGAGCAGCGAGAGCGCCATCAGAAATTCCTCCTCACGCCCCGCTGCCGCAGCTTACGCTCGATCGCATCAGCTACGCGCATCGCATCCTCCCGCGATGCGCCACCGCTCAGATTTATCGTCAAATTGATGTTCCCACCGGCGCCGGTGGCATACGTCCCGCCTCCTCCCCCGGCCACGGCCATCGATGGCGACAGACCCACCCCGGAGAAAACCTTCGGCATCTGCATCCTGGCCAGGCGGCCCATTTGTTTTTCTATCCCCCGGAGGCCTAACTCGAACGGCGTCGGCGAGCCGGGAGTGAGCCAGTCCGGCAGCTGAAAATTGCGGATCTTGTCGGCCAACGTATTGATGAAATCGGTCGCTCCCTTGATAGCATTCTTGACGCTATCAAAGCTCTTTTTGAGCGCATCGATCGTGTACATTTTGAACGCATCCAGGATAGGACCCAATGTATCCCGGATGAACGTGCCCAACGCCTCTAGTCCTAGTTTGACATCGTCTATGATCGGCGTCAAAAAATCTCTGATGAAATCGTGTACCGCCGTGATCGCCGGCAGCAGCACATTCTGCCACAGACCGGTCAACGCCTCTATGGACACTCCGAGGACCGCATCAAATAGATTCACCAACGATTCAAAAAGCGGGATCAGATAATCCTGGATAAACGCCCAGACTGCCTCTATCGCCGGTTTGAGCGTTTCTTCCCAGAATGCTTTCAGCGTTTCGATAGCGGCCGGAATGTTAGTCGCCAGCCAGGCCACCAGCGTCTCAAAGAGCGGGAAAACATTGTCTTGAATGAATCGCCAGACCGTCTCTATCGCCGGTTTGAGAGTATCCTCCCAAAAAGTTTTCAATGTCTCGATAGCAATCGGGATGTTGGCCTCCAGCCAGGCGACCAACGTCTCGAACGTCGGCTTGATGAACGATTCCCATATTTCAGTTAATTTGTCCCGGATGCCAAACCAGTTGTTTTCCCACGCCAGGTAAAGCCCGGCCACGACTGCACCGATGGCCAGGATCGCCAACGTCAGCGGTCCGCCCAGAACACCGACGATCGCGCTGACGACCCCGATCACGCCGCTGATGGCCTTGGTCAGCGCGCCGATCCCCGCCACCACCGGGCTGGTGGCCAACTTGAGCGCCCCGAATGCGCCGCCGGCAGTTAGCACAACCCCGGAGACGACCCCGATATTTTTCACCAGGTCGTCAGGTATAAGCGCCTTGAGATCCTGAACGACGGGAGCGATTTTCTCATCGTACGCCTGTTTCACCAGCGTGCTGAAATCCTCCCATTTCTTGCCCAGGCCCTCGATCGCGGGCTTCATCTCGTTCTCCCATCGCCTGCGGAGCGGAGAAAAGAGATCGGCTAATTTTTCGCGGATGCGTTCCTTGGCTTTCTCGAACGCCTTCGTCGGCGGCGTGAAACCGGACAGCTCAGGCATGGAGATCGCACCCAATCCCCCAGCGGCTTTGTCCGCCTTCACCTGCGCCCGAGCCACCTCCAGCAATTGATTTACCACCTTTTGCTGGAGCTGTAATTGTTTCTGCAGCGGTTTCAGCCGCTCCTCGGCCGCTTTCTTTTCCTCCTCGGCGGCCTTTGTGCTCTTTTTCGCCTCCCGCAGCCCCCCCTGGGCTGCCTTGATCTCAGCAAATTTGGCCTTGACCAACGCCGGGTCAGCACCCGCCTTGAGGAGCGCCTTGTACTCGGCCCGCAATTTCTTGATCTTGTCGCGGGCCTTGTCCTCGCCCGCGCGGGCCTGGTCCAGCTTGCGCTGTGCGGCCTCCACGTCACGCACCGCACGCGCGACACCAAATTCTTTCCTGGCCAGCTCGGCGAGCTGCTCGCCGAATTGCCCGCCGGCCTTTTTCAGCTTGTCGAACAGGTCCAGCGGCATCTTGCCGCTCTTTTGGAATTCAGCCAGCGACGAGGTAATCTCCCCCGACAGCTGGGCGAAGGCCGGGCCCACTTTCTCGGCTGCCGTCTGTCCTAGATCAGCCAATGTGTCCAGGGCCGATCGCAGCGGCCCCTGCAGGCTCTCCAAAACGCCAAATTCGGCGTCCCCAAAGCCTTTGAGGAACTCGGTCATCGCCGATGCTCCCCACTTGTCCAGCTTCGGCGCCACCTTCGGCGGACTGCCCGGCGACAGCCACGAGGATAACAAATTGCCGATCATGTCCATGGCCCAGGAGAGCGCCGATGCCGCCCCCTGGACCATCCCCGATGCCAATTCGGCGACGATGTCAACGCCCCACTCCAGGGCATTGTCGGCCGCCTGGCTCATCTTGGCGCCAAACTGGCCCAGGAACGAATCCCCCGCCCCGGCCGCCTTCTCTGTCAATCCCTCCATAGCGTCGGCCGCCAGGCCAACGTAGGGCGCTAACTTGTCCCCCAGCATCCCTGCCAGTTTGCCACCGATGCCACCCAGTCGCTCCCACTCACGGCCTAGATCGTTGCTGTGCTCGGCCAGCCGGCCGAGTACCTCACTCGCCCCAAAGCCCAGCGCGCCGATGCCCAGTGCAGCTTTACCTGCCATCCCGGCCACCGACTTCATACCGTCTTTGAACGCCTGGTTCATCGACCTGGCCTTAGCAGAGATAGCATCGAGCCGCTTGCCCAGGCTCTTGAACCTTCCGCCTACTTTTTTGACAATTCGGGAGATAGATTCCTTGGCACGCAACGTGATGCCAAGTTCGGACTCTTTTGCCATTACCCTCTCTCTAATTCAGCCTCCAGGACCTCACCAATTGCCTTCTTTTCCGCCGAACTGAGCTTGGCGCCCCGCTTCAACTTCTCAAATGCATAGTAGAGCGCCAACACCTCCTGGCCAACCAGCAGCCGTCCGGCGTCCTCGCCGTCCAACTGCGACGGCAGACAACTGTACGCCTCGCACAACATCGCCTCGAGCAGCGGATAAGGTGTGTGACCTTCGCCGTAAGCAAATTTGCTTACGGCGACTCTGAGTTTTTTGACGCCTCGGTCTCTTCCATCATGTTGTCCAGGATCCAGAATAATTCGTCCTGGGACAATTCCCACATCGCGTCGACGGTGGGCGGTGGCAGCGGTGGGTAATTGTCCTCCTCATCCGGCTCGGTGTCGAGGTCCGACCAGTTCCAGTCCACCACCTGCTCGGCCAGCAGTTCGGCCAGGCGGCCGAATGCCTCCTCCACCTCGGCGACGCCAGCGTCGTCGTCGTTGAGGCGCTCCAGACGGGCGGCCACGCGCAGCAGTTTCATCTTGAACCGTCGCTTGAACCGGACCCACTCGCCCGCGCGCGGGAAATGCGTCTCGCCGGCATCGTCGACGAACGCCAGGTCATTGGCATAAACGGTGCGCGTCGCCGGCCGCCATTTCGGCTTGTCTCCAGCCATAAAAGCCTCCCCTTAGAGATTATGAAAATCCGGCGATCGTCAGCGTATCATCCCCGACGAAATCGCCCGTCGTGCCGACGGCAGCGTCCACCCCGCCGTCGCTGGAAAATCCAAAGATGCCGTTGCCCGAATAGTAGTCGGTCAGGCTGTTCTTGCTGGGATAAATGAGCAGTGCAACTGACGCACCGGCGGTCGCAGCGTCGGCCAGCAGCTTGGCATCGTCGTGTTGCCAGGCCGTGATACTGCCGCTCCAGTCGCCCATCCCGACGGTCCGCTTTTTCCACGAATCGCCGAACTGCGGCGTCTCCACGCTGTCCTGCGTGATAGCGACGTTCCAGGCATTCGCCCCGGTGATCTCGGTACCGCTGACATAGATCAATCCGTTCTTGCCATGAAATGGTGCTCCCATCTACAAAACCTCCTTTAATAATGGAATGAGAATTTGTTCAGCCCGATCGTCGAATGAGCACGCCTGCACTCGATCGTACGCGGCCCATCCCATCTCTTCCCTCTCGTCATCGTGAGCCAGGTAATAATCCACCTTGGCCTGCAGGTCTTTGGCATCGCGATACGTGGCCACGGTATCGCCAAAAACTTCCAGCTCCGGCCGTGTATCGTCGCACAGCTGAAACACACCACACGCGGCGATCTCGTACGCCCGTGGCCCCAGGCTCCAGGCTGCATGAGAAATGTGTTTTTCCTCCCCCTGCTCCGTCACACCGATGAACGTCCGGTGATGATTTAGCGCGATCCGGGTGCCGTTGTACCATCGCACCAATTCGACATTATCCACCTGATTTTTCAGCACCTCATCGACATCATCGAGATCGATGATGTGTGGATCTATACCGCTGATGCGCACCCGGTGGCCGTTGCATCGAAGCGATTCCAGCATGACACGCCGCTCCGGCCAGAGCGTGCCGTGGAAGAAGACGTCCGTCCGATATTCCGGACCCACATCCATCGGATAATGTCGCGCCGAGTCGAAACTATGCGGCAGATACTCCGTCCGCACGCCCGCTGCTTCGCGCAGCGGGACGACACTGGCCTTATCGTTCGCCAAGACCAACACAACATGTCCTTTTTCGGCGATGACTGCCTGCTGCCTGTCTAAATATGGCGACTCGGTCAACAGCAGGACAAGCGGCAGGTTCAACCGGTACAACAACTCGAATGCCCGGCGGTGGAGAGCCATGCCGGTAACTATGAGAACCACATCCGGCACAAAATCCACCGCCTCGATGGCCACCCGTTCGCTGGCCAGCACCAGGTAAGCGTTGTCAGGTGGCCGAAAATCGGGATTTCGCTTCTCCCAGTGGCTGATCGCCTCCTGGTAAAAACTCAGGTGGCTGTGGTAGTTGAATGCCCGCACCTGGTGGCCGCAGGCGCGCAATGCGCACTCGTAGCCATGCGCCACGTCGAACGTACAGTACGCATGGCCCGGATAAACGAGCAAGATCCGCATCTCACTCCTCGTCGACCGTGGTGGGACCGAGCACCGACGCAACCGGGATCGCCTCCAGCTCCTCAGCCGTCACGCAATGTACAGGCCGCAGACCATGCCGGTACATCTCCTCCGGCGACGCAACGATTAGGCGCATTCCGTCCTGGACGAGCCAGAACGCCGGGTCGTCGGCTAGTTTGACATAGCATCCTTCATGTTCCATCCATGACCTCCTGGACAACCTGCGAAATCTCGACATAGTGACAGAGCACACCGCCAAACAGGCGCGGCTCGAACACATCCATGCTGGCCGGCAGCGCATCATAGTACGATCCGCCGTCGTGCAATGTATCGCTGGCGTCCAACGCTTCGACAACGTCCTCCGCCAGCGCGACGGCAGTTTTCTCCGAGGCCGAACCGTCGTCCAGCCCGAAATATCCCCGGATTTTATATGTGTACGTGCGCAATTTCGCACCGCTAAATTCCAACCGCCCTTGCGGCATAGAGCGGCACGAAATCGTCCATCCACGGATCTGCTGTTGACCGTCGATCGTTGTCTTGAACAGATCCAAATGATCGGCCCATCTGACGGCCCATCGCTCATAGTCGTGGACCCGGCCGATGCTGCTCACCCCCGAGACAATGCTGTAAATATCAGCCCTGGCGGTCGCCTCACTCATACGGTCATCCTCCCCGCGATGGCCTCCACCGCACCTTCCCACAATCGTTCGACGTGAGGCCCAGCCGACCGCAGGCCCTCCTCGAACATCTTTGCCCCGCCCTTTTTCTGGTGGCGCGTTTGGCCCCGACTGATGGCCACGGCAATGATGTATGCCATCCGCCGCGAGCTCATCTGCTGCCCCTGGCCATCCTTCCAATCCAACTTTTTGCGCTTGACCCAGTACTCGATATTGTCCAGCGGTGGCATCCTGCCTGCCGCCCGGCCGCGCTCGACCGGCCAGCCATAAATCGCTCCCGGTCCGCCGGCGATGACCTCTCCGTAAAAATCCGGCGGGTCGCCGTGGATCTCGTCCGCAATCCCGCCTCGCAACACGCCGATCACTGCCGGCGTGCGAACGACGACCTCCGCTTCGATGACGTCCAGGCTGGCCTGCATGGCTGCCATCATCTCGTCGGCCACGACCTCGGGCGCGGCATCGAACGCAGCGGCCTGCCTCATAATGTCGTCGAAATCGATTCTAAGCTCGAATTCACCGCCCACAAGCGTTCCTCCTGAATATTTATTTCCCGGGAAATACGCACTCACCTGATCTCTTTCCCGTGGAAAATGAATTGTCGACCGCCGGGCCACCCCGGCATCGTATCCCAGTCGACAAAATCGCCAGCAGCCCGCGCATCGGCCTCCTGGCCCAGGCCCATATGCTTCTCATACATCGTCATGTACTCTTTGGCGCGGTTGGCATATTCCGAGCTTTTGGTTGTATGCGCCGTCGCATCCGCGCCCAGTGTGCTATCGCCGAGCTGCGCGTATCGCGCGGCCAAAGCCCGGCAGCAAAGTGAGGCTGCCAGGTGGCAGATAGCAAAGAAATCCTGTGCCGGCGTATCCGTGGCTTCCGGCGAACTGCTCCACGTGTACGGCACAGTATATGTGATCCGCATCGTCTCCGTAGCTGCCGGCGAGTGAGCCGGCAGATAGAGGTACCTCGTCTGTGTGCCGGACTCGGACTTCCAATAATCGTCCCGCCAATCTTCCGACTCGAGGTACGTTGGCGTCTCATCCGCGCTAATGTCGGCGGCCGGATACTCGATCTTGACGATCCGGCTGAATCCCTCGACCCAGCCGCTCAAACTGGCGGCGATCCCATAATATCGCCCCCCATCGCCGGATACATCATCGGTGCGCGTGTCCGGCGCGTCCTGGCTGTATCGCTCGACGGCCGCCTTGACGCGGCCATCCTTGGCGTCCCGGCTCAGCTCGCCCTCGTCCACGTCGCCGATGAGATGATCTGTCTGTGCCCGGAATGTGTTGATCGCTGTCGACATCTTTACGCCTCACAATCGATGTAGAAAAAACATTCCGCCGGTGCAAAGCCAGTGGCCGTGAATTGCACTTTGACCTTGTATCGCTCACCGGCCGTTAATCCGGAGATAGCCTTGAGTGTGATGACATCGCCGTTCGCCGAAATGTCACCGGTGACGACATCATCGGTCACATCTGTGCCATCACTCATCCGCTCGACGATCATCGACGGGCTGGACGGATCCGACGCACAGTTAGTCGTCGTGATGGCATATGTGATCCTTTCGTTAGCGCCCTGCACCTTGACGCCCTCGGCAACCTCTCGAATGGATTCTGTCATCCCCTATCCTTCAGTGTAAACGACCGTGAGCGGACTTTGAGCGTTTGTGCCAAAATACGCTCCTTCAGCGAAAGCCCTAGATCACGAACCTTCAACGTCAGCCCCACAACGACGCGATGTACTGTACTCAGCACCCCCACCAGGCTCACCGCTCCCGCCAGTGTCCGCGCCGTCTGGCGTGCCAGCGTCCCCGCTGAGGTCACCGCTCCCGCCAGTGTCCGCGCCGTCTGGCGTGCCAGCGCCCCCGCCGAGGTCACCACCCCCGCCAGTGTCCGCGCCGTCTGGCGTGCCAGCGCTCCCGCTGAGGTCACCGCCCCCGCCAGTGTCCGCGCCGTCTGGCGTACCAGCGCCCCCGCCGAGGTCACCGCCCCGGCCAGCGTCCGCGCTACCCCCTTGACAACCGACCCGGCGATGCTCAACACCCCCGCCAGGTGGGCCGCCGTCTTGCGCGCTATCGTCCCGGCGCTGGTCAGTGTCCCGCCCAGTGCCTTCTTTGCCTGGCCGGCCAGCGTCCCCGCCGAGGTCACCGCCCCGGCCAGCGACCGCGCCACTCCCTTGACGACTGACCCGGCACTGCTCAACACCCCCGCCAGGTGGGCCGCCGTCTTGCGCGCTATCGTCCCGGCGCTGGTCAGTGTCCCGCCTAGTGCCTTCTTCGCCTGGCCGGCCAGCGTCCCCGCCGAGGTCACCGCCCCGGCCAGCGACCGCGCCACTCCCCTGACGATTGACCCGGCGTTGCTCAACACCCCCGCCAGGTGGGCCGCCGTCTTGCGCGTTATCGCCCCCGCGCTGGTCAGTGTCCCGCCTAGTGCCTTCTTCGCCTGGCCGGCCAGCGTCCCCGCCGAGGTCACCACCCCGGTCAGGCTGGCGTAGGCCATACGTGCCGTCGTCAGCATCCCCGCTGAGGTCACCACCCCGGCCAGCGACCGTGCCACACTCTTGACAACTGACCCGGCGCTGCTCAACACCCCCGCCAGGTGGGCTGCCGTCTTGCGTGCTATCGTCCCCGCGCTGTTCAGTGTCCCGCCCAGAACCTTTTTCGCCTGGCCGGCCAGTGTCCCCGCCGAGGTCACAGCCCCGGCCAGCGTCCGCACTACTCCCTTGACAACCGACCCGGCGCTGCTCAATACCCCTGCCAGGTGGGCCGCCGTCTTGCGCGCTATCGTCCCGGCGCTGCTCAGTGTCCCGCCCAGTGCCTTCTTCGCTTGGCCAACTAATGTCCCCGCCGAGGTCAACGTTCCAGCCAGCGTCCGCGCTACTCCCTTGACGACTGACCCGGCGCTGCTCAACACTCCCGCCAGGTGGGCCGCCGTCTCGCGCGTTATCGCCCCCGCGCTGCTCAGTGTCCCGCCCAGTGCCTTCCTTGCCTGGCCAACTAATGTCCCCGCCGAGGTCACCGCCCCGACCAGCGACCGCGCCACACTCTTGACAACTGACCCGGCGCTGCTCAACACCCCCGCCAGGTGGGCCGCCGTCTTGCGCGTTATCGCCCCCGCGCTGCTCAGTGTCCCGCCCAGAACCTTCTTTGCCTGGCCAACTAATGTCCCCGCTGAGGTCACCGCCCCGGCCAAGCTGGCGTAGGCCGTGCGTGCTGCCGCCAGCGTCCCCGCCGGAGTCACTGCCCCGGCCAGCGTCCGTGTTACTCCCTTGACGATCGACCCGGCGCTGCTCAACACCCCCGCCAGGTGGGCTGCCGTCTTGCGTGCTATCGTCCCCGCGCTGCTCAGTGTCCCACCCAGAACCTTCTTCGCCTGGCCAACTAATGTCCCCGCTGGGCTCAACGCGCCTGCTACACTCTGGTCATACTGCTGCACCCCGGAGGAGTAACCCCACAAAAACAAGTCCAATCCCGCATTTTCTATCTTTTGTTCGGCGACTCGATCGGTATCGATCTCCACCCACCCAAATTGGTGCTCCGACACGTCGTAGTAGTTGTCATACGCCAGACCATTCTTCCTTATGCCACCGGCATACTCCACATTCTGTTCATGGAGATGGAAGAAGGCGCCGTTCTTGCCAGATGGAATGTCATCACTGAAATCAACATCGACCCAGCTCCCGGTGGTGCTGGTCGAGTAATCCTTCGCGTCGGTGAATGAAGTAAAGTTTCCGGTCAACCAGCCCAACAGATAGTATGTAACATTCGCCGTATCGTCGACGTACGCCTCTACGACCTCGTTGTTGTCACACGACATCATATAGCCACGCAGATCACCACCAAATTGCCGTCCCCAATGGTCATCCGTCGAGCCGTTCTCCCTCAGCCCGGTGCGGCGCATGCCCGTCCCGCTGGTATAACACAGCCAGAACGAGCAGACAGCCGCGTCGTCACCTGTGTCGGAGCTGATGTCGATGTCTTCCCAGGTGTACGCGCTGGAGAGCGTCTTCGACGCTGCATTCGTCAGAAATGCACCCTCGTTATCTCTGATGTACGCCACAATGTAGACGTCTACCTCGGACGCATCCGACAAGTACAACTCAAAAACGTCGTTGCTGTCCACCCCGACCGCCGCCCAGGTATGACCCGTATCCTCGATAACACCGGTCAATGCGTCCGTCGAGCCATTCTTGCGAACACCCCAGGTGTACTCTGAACCTGTGGAGTTCACAATCTCCAGAACAACGCCGGCCGTATTGCCGGCGTCCACGTATGAGCTGACATCGACGTCAGTCCATGCTCCATCAGTTGAATGACTGATTTCGGTCCGGGTCGTTGGAATCATTTGTCAATATATCATTATCCGCCAGCAGAAACTGTCAGCTCATAAGTGAACTCGATCGAATCGCCATTAACGACGTTGATGGCGCTGAATACATGACGATCCATCAGCGTTGTGCCAGATGACTGGCTGAACAAACCGTGCTCGGTGATCGCCTTTGTCGTGGTGTACGAGATTGTTCCCACGCTTTTGTAAATGTTCGCGCTCGCGCCTTCGGTCTGCGTGCCGGTCGCACGCGACTCCTCGTCGGTGGTTTCGATGTCCGTGTCACCCACGGCCGCAGCTGTGGTTCCAACACCGCTGTCGTGATATTTGAAATCGCCAAACTCAGACGTCTCCGTCTGAAGCTGGTCAACGACAAAATTCACGAACGCGGTCGTGACCACGCGCGTACTGACCAATCCATAACTGACCACTTTGCCACCGGCCAGAATATGCCGGATGTACAGCCGGCCCTCAAGATGCGGCAGGCCCAACAACTGCGCCAGGCCAAAGCGCCACACCCCCCGCCACACGTTCGGAAAATTCCTCAATTTCCACAGCAACCCGGGTCCCGGCGCCCGGATGTGTCTGATCTTCAACTTGCCGTTCGCTCCGATTATTCCCTGCATGTTATCCTCCAGGTCTACAAATAAACCACGGTCGCTTCTGCGCCGGTGCCACCGATGTCGGCATAGCATCCGTTTGCAAATGGATACGGCAACACGGGCGTCCATGATGCAATCGTATTCGCCCCCGCCTTGAGCGACGCCAAAACCGTACCACTGGCCTCACTTGCGTTATCATAGAGAATCAATGTCGCAGCCGCGCTCCCGGCCGTCAGCAGCACACCGACAAGATCCCCCGTCCCCGATTTTACCGCGCCGTCCTCAGTTACATCTGCATGAGCCGCTATCAACATAGTGCACTCCTCACATCCCCGATCGTAATGCGGCCATCCTTGCCCGAGCCCTCGATCCCGGTCAGATCGATCCCCTTCTCCTCCGCCAATCGCCGGGCAGAGGACGTGGCATCGACCGGCAGCCGGCCCGTCTCGAGCAAAACTTTTATCCCCTCATGGGAGACCTTGCCACGTGTAGGAGTCTCGATCTGCGCCAGCGGGACCTCGTATTTGGGACAACCTGCGATGCCCCGATTAACGATCATGACGACGCGATCGTCGTAGACACGCCACGACAGCACGTCATTCACATCTACATCCAGATGCCGGCAGGCCGCTGCTAAAATTCTCTCCTTCATCAACACTCCCTGGTTTTTCAGGTGCCCGGACGCTTTTCAAAGCGCCGGGCACCTGGCCTTAAGGGGGGAGGCCAATTTTAACCGTCACCGACGAGGCCGATGACGATGACCGACACGTCATCCGCTGCCGTGCCAGTGCTACCGTCGTGATCCAGCGTCAGCGTCACCAGCTCATCGGCATCGATCGCCGCAGGGCTGCTGGGCTCGATGTAGGCGGGATCACCGCTGTCGCCGATGACCGTGGCCGAGATGGTCGCACCACCGGATGCAGCCAGCGTAGCGTCACTGTCGTTCGATGCCGCCGCCTTGATGCCCAGAAGCGTCCAGGGCACTGGCAGCTCGCAGTAAAACGTCTGATCGGCGGACAATGTGCCGCCAACGTGGAAGGTAAATGCGATATACCGTTCGTTCATGATCAAACCTCCATGATTTTGAATCCCAGCGCATCCCGGTCCGAGACGCGCCAGGCAGTTGTCGCAAGCCGGATCTTTGCCACCCGCACTGCACGGCGGATACTAAGGCCGCACCTCACTGCGAGGATGATCCATCGTACCAGCGTATCGGTGCCGACCACCTGATCGCCTGCCGCCAGATTCGGACCCGGCCCGGCGACCACCGCCTGGGCTCCGGCACGATAGAGCGCCGGCACCATTGGGCTGGTCGCGCCGTGGCAATTGGCCAGCACGACGGCAGCCCCGCCCAAATCGATCCCATTCAGGTGCTCTCTCGTTAATGCCGGCCAGGGCTTTATGGCTGCCGCTCGAAGCGACGCCGGCAGCCTCGGCCCGCGCAGGTCCTCGCCGAACCACGTATCACCTATATCCTCAAAACCGTGCAGCCGGATGTAGATGAGATCCCGGTCTTGAAGTTCTTTCGGATCGAATTCATGCGCCACCATCGGCGGCGAGGTGATCGGTTCAACACCGGTTGCCTTGTGCACGGCGTCGCGCGCCGGCAGTGTGCAGTAAGCAAAGATGTTCATGCTAGTTATCGTGGAAGGCCAACATCACCCAGTCGGCGCCATCCCAGATAAAGACGGCCGCGTCGTCGGCATTTGCTGTCAGAGTAATATTTCCTCCAGCCAAGATATTAGCTCCGTCCTGTAGGACGATGTCCTGATCATCCTCATTGACTAGAATCAACAGTGCCCCGGCAGTGGGGCCATCAGCTATCGCTGTTGTTGCGCTGGAGGTGATGGTACCGGCGCCGCTGACGGTCAGTGGCTGGTACGTAGTGGTTGCCGTGATAGTGAAATCCGCCGATAGATCAATAACCGAAGCCTCCTCGAATGAGGTGAAACCGCCGATCGTCCAGGCAGTGTCCGTCCCGTTGTCGATAGTTTCTCCGTTTTCCCCCTTGATCTCGGCAGTATTGAGTGCCGCACCGGAGAAATCGATTCCGTAATCGAAGCTGTCCGTCGTCGCACTGCTACCATAATCGCTGCTCAGATAGATCCCGGCGTCCGCACCGCTCCCACTGGTCGACGAATTACGAACACGAACCACATACTCACTTGTCGGCTCCGTCGCTGCCTGGCGCATGTTGCGAAAGTCGGCCGAGATCAGCGTTGTAGTCACGGTGGCGTTGTTTTGCACATTCGTCTGGAGCGCGATCATCTCCGACACTTCACCTGCACCGGTATCGCTCTTTGCAGTGATAGCCGCACCATAGAGGTTGTAGACTTCCCCGTCCGGATTGTCGGCCTTCGCTTCGATGTCTGCTCCTCGAAGGACCGTGCCGGCGGTCGTCCGCGTAGCCTCCGTGTCTACTCTGATTTTCAGTCCCGCCTCATCGTGATCTCCAGATATCAACTCCTGACCGGCGGCCCGAGTACCTTCAATCAAGAGACCATAAGTTCGGTCTTTTGTTCCAGTCCCCGACATCTCGTAGCTGATAGTAAGGACGTGATCATAATTCTGATCATCACTGTCAGGCACACCAGCAATCGTAACCTGACCATCATCTGTGATGTAGAATTTGTCTGTGCCATCGCTCTGCTCTACAACAAGTATATTGTTCGTCTGAGTCGTATGGCCCTGGACAGTCAGCTGTGCGGCATCGGCAGCCCCGTCGACCATCAGGTTATCTGCGACGGTCAGAGTACCACCACTATCACTGAGATTTCCCTGCAGGTCACCGGTGCCAACCACAACGATATTCCCACTATCGTCCACAGTGAACACATCAGTGCCATCGCTCTGCTCTACGAC